TTAAATTGCCTCGTCTTGCCCAGATCCGCCCAATATGCCCTTTTTCTTCAAGCGTTCTTCCAAAGAGCCCATCTTTTCCTCCAGGCCGCTTAACCTTCCTTCTATTTCTACGGCATGATTAAAATAGCGGATATTTCTTTCAAGGGCGTCTGCCGCCTGGCGGTTTCCGCTTAAAAGCACCTTTTTAGCCATCCTCAGCAATTCATTGACCACACCCCTGGCATCATCGAGTCCTCCCGGCATTTCCGGAAGATTGTACCCATAGGCCGGTTCCGCACTCTCGCCCTCCGGAGGAGAGCCATAAGGATCGCCTTCGCCGCTTACGAGCCAATTTATATTTACATTAAATGTATCACGAATGCGTAACAGATGCTCGTGAGTTGGAAACCTTCCATTCACATATCCAAACAAGGTGCTGGGCGGGATCCCGGCCATCCTCGCGAAGATAGTGGGCTTCCCATTGGCTTTTTCGCCGATCAATTGCAAAAATCTTTCAATAAATTCTGCGTTCGCGTTTTTTTCTGTTGACATCTCGTTGCGCACTTGCGTAAGATTGTCTACACGTTGACAGACAGAATGGAAGATACACGAAATGACGCTCAGCGCAACTAAAAAAATCGGACATTCCGGGCGCCAGCTATCCATGCGCGACCTCTTATCCCTCGATCCCGTAGATGCCTTAAAAGTTGCCATCCAGGAAGCCATAAAGGGCTGTTCGTTGTCTCGGGCCCAGATCGCCGAGGACATGAACCGGCTGGCGAAAAAAGCCGGTATCATCCATGAGGGCCGAAGCGACTGCATAACTGAAGCGATCCTGGATAAATGGGCCGCCCGGGGATCAAAAACCCACCAGATACCAGCTCGATATATCCTGATTCTGTGCATGATTACCGATTCCATTGCTCCGATTGAGGCGATTTTACCGCCCGGCCACCAGATCATATCCGGGGAAGAGATCGCTTGCCTGAAATGGGCTCAAATAGAGAAAGACCGCAAAAGATTAAACCGGGAAAGCCGCAGGATCGCGCAGGAAGCGGGGATCGAATGAAGTCAATAAGCATAAAAAAATGGCTTTTAGAGAAAGGCCTGACGCAGGCCGACATAGCCAGAAGCCTAAACGTGTCCAGGTCCCTGGTTGGCAAGGTGATCAAGGGTGAGCGTCAAAATAGCCAGGTGATTCACGAACTCAGATTGAAGGGATGTCCGGAGAAATATCTTGGCCGGCAGCGGGCACGAGCTGCTGGGCAGAATGGACAAGGGAGGGAGCTAAAAAGATGACTGCAGGCTATAAGCGGATCGCGGCGGTAAAGACCACGTTTGAAATCCTTGAATACCTTTCGGACCATCCCGGTCCGGTATCGCAAAAAGAGATCGGCATCGCATTGAAACTCCCCTACGGCACGGTCATGAGTCACGTTGCGACGCTTTGCGACGGCGGCTACCTGGTCCAGGCCGGCGACGGCATCCGGATCGGGCCGCGCATGTCCGTATTCTGGCTGAAGATGAAGGCGCACGTTGAAATGAAACGCGCGACGATCGAGCAGGCCCTGAGCGTTCTGGGCGGGATCTAGGAGAGAGCAGGATGATTTCTTTATGGCTTGGTTTCCTCTTTTTTGCGGGCTGCTTCATATGGATCGCGATTTGTGGCGGGAGAGATGTGGCAGCCAGGAGAAGGGGGAAGCGCGTATGAAAGGCAATCCCAGCGTTACCCAATATGAAAGTGAAGCAGTGAAGTGGATCCGCTATTGCTCTGTTTCTGATCTGAATTGGGCAGGCGCCTTGAAGAGGCTGAGCGATAAAGAGATTTTCTACTGCATTGAATGGGATGGAAGGGTGACCGCGCAGAAAAAGCTAAGGGCCGAGGCGATGAGGCGGGGATTAGGAGTCGAGCTGGTGAGGCGCGAGGCCAGTGTTCACGCGGATTGGAAGCTTCACAATACGAGAAATAGTTGGACCCGCGAAAGCGAGGGCCAATCGGCGTTTGTCGCTGAAGCCGGAGGTGGGAAATATTTTCTGACTTTCAAGAGCAGGACCAGTGCGAGCAGGACGATCGGACGAAGTTTTATGTCGGCCGGGGAGGCAATGCGGAGAGGGGACGAGCTGCTGGATTCCGGCCTGCGCCGGAATGACGGCAGCGACGAAGGCCGGAATGACGGGACTGATGAAGTTATCGATATTGAACCGGAGGGCAAGGAAATGAAACAAAATCAACGGCCTGAAGTGGCCGCAATCGACGAGGCTTATAGCCTGGGTAAAAAACATGCGACCGCAGAGCAGGCATCGGAAATGTTGGAATCGGCGGTGTTCGCAAGCGAAGCCATCGGGAAAGTAAAAGCGGCGGAATTCAACATCAAAACCAACGAGTTGCTCAAGTATGTCACCATTTACCAAGTCAAGCAGAGCAAGGAATACCGGGAAGGTGGACAGACCTGGGTGGATTTTTGCCGGAGCATCGGAGAGCCGGTAAGAACCGTGGACCTCATTCTTGGTGAATTAAGTCCTCTTTTCACGCAGATTTCGGCAAAACAAGCCGAAATTTTAGGCATGCCATTAAGTAAAATCAGGTTCTTGGGCCGATCCGTTTCGGCAAATCTTGCCGAAATTTCCGAAAATGCCGTGGTTATAGGCGACCAGAAAATCGAAATCATTCCCGAGAACAAAGAAGATATCGAAGCGGCGATCGACATGATGAAGGAAGGCCGCGAAAAAGAGCGTTCGGATCATGAAAAGGAAGTCGCGCGGCTGAAGAAGCGGGCCGAGAACGCGGCGTCAGAGGAAACCAACTCCCTGACCGTGGAACGTGATGCCCTGGTGAAGGAACTCGCGAGACTCAAGGTTTTCGATCCGGAGGGCAAGGATATCACCTGGTCCGTCGAGCAGATCAAAAAAATCAAGGAAGCGGCCCTCGAGTTCGTGCGCCTGTGCAGCAAATTCATTTTGGATGACCGGCTAGAGGGGGAAATAGTGCTCCAGGCCGAGGTCGAGAAATGGCAGGACGTTTGCCGGAATGCATTGAGCGATCTGCGCAAAAGCTGGAACGAAAGGTTTGAGAGCAATTTCGGGGAATAGAAGCATTCACCACAGAGGCACAGAGAGCACAGAGAGATTCAAGGCAAAAATCAAAAGCGAAGAGCAAAAGCGGACCACGGATCACGCGGATAATCACGGATAGGAGCAATTGATGGGCGGGAAATTACAATGCGAGTGCGGACGGATTGTTTATTGGGAGCCATGCCCGAAGTGCGATGAGGAAAGCCCGGACCCCGGCCTGCGCCGGGGTGACGGGGAAGCGGGGAGCGGAGAGCGAGAAGCCACGAAAAATCTGAAAAATTTTAAGCCTTTATTTTCCGGATGCACCAAGAAGCAAGAGAAGAGTGTGAAGGTTTGGTGGCGCGATCAAATTAATCCAAACGCGGGCGATTTCAATTCATCAAAGAAGACTGCAGCCGCAAATCCAAGAGCAGTGCGGCCGCCTGGAGCGCGAGGCATTAACGAAAGAGTTGCGGCAATCAGAAAGACTTTTGCGGGCGCGGCCTATTCACGGGGGAGCATTCGGGGATAACCGGCATGGCTTTGGCGGATTCGATAAAAGCTCAGATTAGATCGGAATGGCTGGCCGCTCAAAACGGGGCCAGGTCCGGCATTATCGCCCGATGGGCGCAGACGGTCGGATGTTCGTATCAATCACTCTACAGGACGCTGGATATCGGGCGTAAGCGGTGCGGCGAGAGAAAGATATGCGGAATCGAAGACGCTGCGGCGCTGGTCGCCCAAATCAAGAAGCGCCCCCCCAAAGACGCCGGCGAAATCGCAACCGACCAGGCTGTCGAGCTCGCGATTGCAAACGGGATCATCCCGGAAGAAATGGCGGACGTATCCATCGGCACGTGGAACCGGATCATGCGCGAAGACGGGCTGTCAAAGAAAAGCCGGCGCGTGCAGCGCTTCCAGGCCGAATATCCCAACCAGCTCCATCACGTCGACGCGAGCACATCGGCCTTTTTCTACATCCACAGGCAGGAAGGCGACGAATACATTCTGCGCATGCACGGCGGATCGGCGCTCGGATACAAAAACAAGCCGGTGCCTATCAGGCTCCGGCCCTGGGTCTATGGACTGACCGATGATTATTCCGGGTATCACCTTGCCCGCTATGTTGCCGCCGCCGGCGAATCGCTTGCCGACAATCTCCAGTTTCTAAGCTGGGGTTGGAGTTTCAATGATGACAAACCGTTTTTCGGGATCCCGGACAGGATCAAAGCCGACCAGGGGCCGCTCATGAAGGGCGATGCGTCCCGCGAATGGCTGGACCGGCTGGGCGTCGAGCTCGACGGGTCCACTCCCTACGAAAAGGAAGCCCACGGCAAAATCGAGCGGCCCTGGCGGACCCTTTGGGGACGATTCGAACGGGTATTCTTCGCAGAGGCGGACTGGCGGAAATTCGAAATAACCATGTCGGAGCTGCAGCGACGCTTCCGCATCTATCAGAATACTTATTACAACATGCTGCCGCACCGCTACGAGCCGGGAATAACGCGGCTCGATGCCTGGCGTCGGATAAATACCCTTCGCGGCGGCGCCGTCGCGATGCCGGAAAACGCCATTGCCACTGCAGCCAGGCGTCACATTCGCACCGTGAGCATGGATGGATGCATTTCCTTGGACGGCACGATCTACGAAGTAAAAGGGCTGCATGACGCCAAAGTGCGCGTCTACGAAGGAATATTCGAAGACCGGCTCGTCGTGGAGGATATCGCTACGGGCGAAAAATACGAAACGAGGAAATTCGCGCCGGCCAAGCTGGATGATTACCGGCGCGAGAAAGATACGCCTCATCAGAAAGCGGTCAAGGCGGCGGAGGACCTGGTGATGAGGAACACACTGTATGGAGGAGTGGGAAGCGAGGAGCGGGAAGCGGGAAACAAAAAGGTTACGCGGCTGCCGACACGGATTCGGGAGCGAAGAGAGATCAGCAATCCCCTGGGCGTAGATTCGTATGGGTCGATAGAAGCGGCGATGAGGGAGTTCTTGAACATATGCCCGGTGCGGCTGACGGCAGAGGACCGGGCATCCGTGCGGGAACTCATTGTAGAGAACGGGCTGAACAGAGCATTTGTAAGGGAATTGGCGCTGGAGGTACAGGCAGAAAGCGCAAACAACTAAGGGATGAAGGGTGTTTCACCACAGAGGCACAAAGGTCACAGAGGAAGAGCAAAAGAGCATAAGCGCGGGGAGCTGAGCTCCCCACACCCCGCAGGACCGGCGCGCGTGCATTCCGCACGCGGCCGGGCAGCCGGCGAAGCGCATAAAGGATGAAATCATGGACTCATATATCATCGAGATTGGCGGCATGCGTTGTGAGGTTGAGCCAATGCCCGAGCCAGATTTTGAGATTTTCCAGTTAAATAAAGAGACTATTGAGCTTCAATTTTCAAGATTGTTCATGCGGGAAGTCAAGGCATGGGCGCATCGAGTCTGTAAGCAGGCCTATTTCTTTTATTTGGCCGGGGAGCATTGATGTCTTCTTTCGCGGCTTCGCGTCTTCGCGTGAAACAAATCTTTTAAAAGGAGGTTTTTAGATGAGCAACAAATTGGAAATTCTTTCGTTGTTCGGTTTTGAGCGGGACCCCTTTTCGAATTATGTCATCGAGACGGCCGATATGGCCAGGGTGAAAAAACTGGTTTTGATGGCGTGCGCGGCGAGGGCGCAGATCTCGATTGTCGGAGATCGCGGCATAGGAAAAACGCGGGCCGTGAACGCGGTCCTCCGGGAGATGAAAACGGCAAAAATCGTGAGGATACTGAGCCCGGACAAGTCACGGATAACCGCAAGCGACATCCAGGAAGCGCTGCTCATCGAGCTCGCGCCGGCTGAAAAGATCCGGCAGGACCGTGAAATCCGCGTACGGCAGCTCCGAAAGATACTGGGCCAGGCTTCGCAAAAAGGGCCGGTCATTGTGGTGCTCGAAGAGGCGCACAGGCTGCACGGGAACACGCTCCGGAGCTTAAAAAATCTGAGAGAACTCGACTGGATGGGCGAAACGCATCTTTTTACCGTTATCCTGATCGGGCAAAGCGATTCGACTCAGAATATCGGCTTGAGCGAAGTGCGGCTGCGGACTGAAATCGTTCCCATGCACGGACTCACTCAGGCTGAAATCACCGCTTATATCGGTGCAACAGTCGGCAAAGTTTTTTCCGAATCAGCGATTAAAGCCGCCTCGAGTATCCAGGATGCACGCAATTATCTCGACCTCCACGAGATCCTTGTCCGCGCCATGTCAAACGCTCTGGCTGCGGGCCGCGAAGATGTCCTGCCCGAGGACCTGGCGGAATTTTTGGCAGAGGCGACCAGGCGCCGATCCACAGTGATTGCTGCCGCAGATCAGGGGAAAGCCAGCAATGCATTACGGTCAGTTTTGAATCGCAAGCGAACGGAAAACGGACAGCAGGGGACGGCGAAAACAGCATGAGCGCTAATGTCGAAGCGTGGCTTGAACAAAATACAATCCGGTGTCCAATCGGCAGAGTGACGCAGGCTCAGTGCCGGCAGAATCGGGCGAGGCCGACCATAGCGCAATGGGCGCATGGAGATGCTCACGGCCGTCCGGGAGAGATCACGCTGTTTCGGCCGAGGGAATGCGAAGCGTGCAGGGAGTGGAAAGAGCTTTTCGGGGGGGAGAAGCTTACCACAGAGACGCAGAGAGCTCAGAGGGCGCAGAGGAAGGACAAAAGATTAAAAGCGCGGGGAGTCGCACTCCCCGCACCCCGCATTGTCGACGCGCGTGCGCTGGAAGGCGCACGCGGCCGAGACGCCGGCGCCAAGGGCGCGATAAAAGAGCCGGAAGTGAAACCTTTGCCTACGCCCGCAGACGCCGCCGTGCGCCCTCACAGGAGATCGGACGCGAACTTGAAACGTTTAACATCGGCCGCCAGTGTTAGCGCGAATCCGAACGAAGTGAGGGTTCAAGGCGGCGCTACCAGCACGACAAAAGAGCCGGAAGCCATTCTTGTTCCTGTTCCAGACAAGCGGGAGAAAGAGCCAAAGGATAAATGGGGAAAACCCATCAGGGAATGCCTCGAATGCCACGAGCATAGGGGGATCGTGGGCCGGGGGCTTTGCTCAAAGTGCTGGTGGCATCAACCGGACGTCAAGGCGAGGAGAGATCAAAAGCGCCGGAAGGATGAACCCGCTGGCGCCGCCGGCGTGGTCATCGATCAATCGCTTCCTGTTTATAACAAAAAAGGCCGGGCAATCCTTCCGTGCCCTCCTTTAGAAAAGGTAGCGCCTATCATCCCGGCGTCTTCTATCGACAAAAGAGACGGGACCCAGACGGCGGCGATCATTCCCCCTCCCACGGCCGCAATCCTTGCGCCCGTGGTTCGGAAAAAAGGCCGAAAATATCCGGATTTTACCCCGGAGATGGATGCGGAGATCCGTCGCGTCTATGAAACCGAAGTGGGGATGATTGCGCCGCAGAAAGGGCGCCCGGTCCGTGAATTGGCGGAAAAGTTCGGCTTGCCCCGCTGGAAGATAAGCAAAAGGGCGTTCAGATTAGGCGTAGTCCCCGTTTGCCATATCAAAAAAAAGGAGCCGGTTTGGGCGAAGGCCGAGCTGGCGCTTTTGAGGAAATATGCGGCGCTGACGGTGGAGCAAATACAGAGACGGCTCCGCACTGCCGGATACAGCCGGGGATTGAACGCCATCAAAATTAAAGTCTACAGGATCGTCGGCCGCAAGCCCAGGGACGGCTATTCGTCGGGTTCCCTGGCCAAACGCTTCGGTATTGATTCGCACTACATTGAACGCCTGATTAAATCCGGGCTTCTCAAGGCTGAAAGGCGCGGAACAAACAGGACTCAAGAGCAGGGAGGCGACTGGTGGATCATCCAGGAAGCCGCCGTTCGCGATTTTATAATCAAAAACCCGGAGATGGTGGATTTCAGGAAAGTTGATGGTCCCTGGCTGGTGGACGTTGTGGCCGGAAATTCTATTCACCACGGAGACACAGAGAGCACAGAGAATGAACCACTCAGCACTCAGTCCTCAGGGCTCAGTGCTCGCGCTTCGCGCGCGGGGGGGGGGCATTATCCGAAAAAAATCGCGAAATGCGAAGGATGCCGGCGAAGGATGAAGATCCAAGGCCGGGGATTATGCGGCCGATGTCTTTACCACATATTGAAGGCCGAGAGGGCGCAAGGATAGACGATGGGCGCGATTAAATCATGGATCAGACGGAAATTGGCAATCAGGCCTCGGAATAAGCGCTGCGTCGAATGCACCTGGTTCAAGTTATGGCAGCCGAACAGGATGCCCTATGAAGGGGCCGGAAGCTGCAGATGTAATAAAAAAGGGTTGAGGCCGGCTGGATTGATTGCGGCTTATGACAAGGCTTGTCCATGCTTTGAGGAGTTTTAAATATGAGGAAGCATCTTATTGCCCTTTTTGCTGTCTTGTTGTTGGCCGGCGCGGCTGCGGCCGCAGAAGTGCATGAACCGGCGCTTGCGCCCGGAGCGTGTCCCTTATGCGCGCCTATCGAAGTATTCTTCAGCCCTAATGGCGGGATCACAAGCGTGATAGTCCGCGAGATCGGCAATGCCAAATTCAGCATTCACGTCCAGGCGTACGGTTTTACGAGCGCGCCGATCGCCGGGGCGCTTGCGGCCGCATCCGCCAGGGGAGTCCAGGTCCACATCATCCTGGATAGGTCCAATATGACGAACAGGTATAGCGCAGCGGATTATTTCAGAAATCACGGGATCACGCCGCTGATCGACAGCATGCACGCCATCGCCCACAACAAGATCATGATCTTCGACGGCCAGACGGTGCTGACCGGTTCTTTCAACTTCACCCAGGCCGCCGAACATTCCAACGCCGAAAATATCGTCATCCTCCGGGACAAGGGCATTGCGGCCAAATATCTGGCTAACTGGACCATGCATGCCGGTCATTCGGTCCCTTATGCGGGGAGGGAATAGCGTTAAAAATCCACCACAGAGACACAGAGGCCACATAGGAAATGCGAATCGATGTCGAAATAGTGAAAAGATCAAGGGCCATAATAAAAGAAAACCCGATGCTCAGACTCGGGCGGTGTCCGGTCGAGGGCGAGACATGCAAAATGTGCAAATTCCTTATCGGGGATGCCGGTATTTGCCCCGAGCCGGAATGCGAGCTGCGCGGCAAGAAGGCGCATGATCCGAACTGGGCTGCTTGCGCGAAGTTTATAACATGGAAAAAATGGAGAGAACAGCGAATGGAGGTCAAAATATGAAATTGATCCGGCAATATTGGGAGTTCGAAGAAATGGTGGATGGCGCGGAGATACTTAAGAAGATCGAACGCGCCGGCCGCACCTGCTACAAAAGCGAGGACAAAATAACTGACGATTCGGCCACGCGATTCTGTTTAAATATGCTCAAAAGCGGCCATCATTCCGTTATCGGACATCATAACATAACAGTCAGAATAATCACCAACCGTGGCGTGACGCACGAGATCGTCAGGCACAGGCTCGTATCTTATAGTCAAGAATCAACCCGCTATTGCAATTATGGCGGGGATGATCTGGTCTTTATCCTCCCGGTATGGATGGACAATTATCCTGTGCCCTTAAACCAATCGATCAGTTTTCTTGAAGGGCCAGTCCATCTAACGGCCGAGGAATCTTTTCTCTATAGTCTCCACTTATCTGAAATCTATTACAAATATCTTTTGAAGGAAAGCTGGCAACCTCAGCAGGCGAGAGAAGTACTCCCGAATGCCTTGAAGACCGAACTTGTCATGACGGCGAATATCCGGGAGTGGCGGCACTTCTTCTCTCTTCGATGCTCCAGCGCCGCTCATCCACAGATGCGGGACCTGGCCAAAAGTATGCTTACCGGATTCTACCAAGCCATTCCGGCAATGTTCGATGATTTATACGGGAAGCATATTGTCGGGGGTGAATAGCGATGAGCAAAGTGAATGGCCTATTCGGTACTTACGAAGTGAAGCGGCTGGTGACCAGCGCCCAAGTCGGCAAATGGTGCAGGCTGTCGTATCCCGGTCATAAGCGCGGATGCCCGAACTATGGCAGGCCGAACTGTCCGCCGGGCGCTGGCAGCATTGTCGACGTGATCGATACCACGCAACCCATGTACCTGGTTTCCGCCATGTTCAACCTCAAATATCACGCGGAGTTGATGAAGATCAGGCACTCCGGCTGGTCGGACCGGCAATGCCGCAATGTTTTGTATTGGCAGCAAATAGTGAGGGCAGACTTGAGGCGCGCCGTGAAAGCCGCAATGGGATTTTTGGGCTGCGATGTTGTCACATATTGCCCGGAAGGGTTCGGCGTAAATGTCTTTGTGACCGCCAGGGCGGCCGGGCTCAAGCTCGATAAAACCAGGCGCATATGGATCGATCATCATGTGGCGTTGATTGGGACTTCGATCGCCGCAGAGGCGCAGAGAACAGGGAAAGAGATCGGGGAGCAATATGGGGAAAGTGCATCAACTTTGTAATCAAGAAGGATGCACGCGGGATGGCAGCGTCGAATGCACTGAGCCATGTGGCCCTGGCGAAGAAGAGAGAATCAGCCATTATTGTCCGGAGCACTGCACTGACAATGGTTTCTGTTGGTATTGCGGGCGATTCTGGGCCGGCGTGAATGCCTTCGACTTTAATCCGGCAGGGTTGTGTCCAGATTGCAAGGATGAGGTCTCTTGTGATTTGGCCGAAGATTTTGAGGATGAATGGGGACCTGATTTTTTCGAGGATTATTCATAGATGGAACGAATAATTAGCCCACATCTGATGCGGCGTCGAGCTGGAAGAGGACCGCACGGAAAGGTCTGTGCGGAGTGCATCTCTTATGAGGAAGATGATGCGGAATATGAAGGGCTTTGCATTCATCAGGAGCGGCCGTTCAATCCTTTTTATGTAGAGCGTTTATTCCCGGCCTGCGGCCTTTTCAGATCAGAATGGCAATATGAGCGCGAACTACTCGAGGCCCAGGGGCAATTGAGGCTCGGTATGTGTAGCCGCGTGAAAAAGGAAAGGCATTTTTATGATTTGCCTCCGGGGGCGGAGATGGCCGACCAGGACTGGACAACTCCCGGATTTTGGCCGAGGACGCAAGGATCTTCCGCCGCCGTGCGCCCTCAAAAAGGATCGGACGCGAACTTGAATCGTTTAACGTCGGCCGCAAGTGTTAGCGCGAATCCGAACGAAGTGAGGGTTCAAGGCGGCGCTACCGGTGAGAATTTATGAAGCTTGTCTGCCCCGGATGCGGGGGAACATACAGCCTGGAAGGATGGGAAAACGATGCGGCAGTGCGGCAGTTCAGCGCCGTGATGTCCGGGCTGCCTCATCATGTTCAGCATCATGCGGCGAACTATCTGGGGCTATTCAGGATCGGCACGCGGGGATTGTCGTGGAAGCGGGCGCTGCGGATACTCCAGGAGCTAAAAGACCTGGTTGCTGCCGGTTCTGTCCATTGGGAGGGCGGGGAAACCCGGCCGGCGCCTCCGGAGCTGTGGGCCGAAGTGATGTTGGAAATGTGCGAGAAGGGCAAAAGGGAGCTGGAGAACCACAACTATCTGAGAAAGGTAGTGTGGACGAAGGCGCGCGGAATCGCAGCGCAGGCAGAGAGAGAGCAGGTTCACGCGAAGCCGCGAAGCCGCGAAGAGGATACGGTAGCGCAGCCTTCCACGGCTGCGCATAAACCAACCCGAAGAGGTTGTTTTACGTGTGAATCATTCCGGCCACCGAGAGGATGTGAAGTAAAAAGCAGCCCGACTTCTGGGAATCAAATGTTGGGTTGCGGGCAATGGAAGGAAAAGGCTGCGGCGCGAGCCGTTGGAAATTTGATGGGCGAAATCCTGGGAGTGGCATTGGTCCACCACGAAGGACACGAAGAAGAGGAAGAGTAAAAAATGAAGATATCTTTTTCTTCGTGAGCTTCGTGGCCTTCGTGGTGAAAAAGCTTTTCAAAGGAGCGGACAATGGAAATCGGATCTCTTAAAAGCGCCCGGGCGGCGCTGGATGGAAACAGGCTCGATGACAACGAACGGCTGATACTGGCTGCGCTGGTACAGGCTGGATACGACGAAAGTGGAAAACCCCTCGGGCACGCGGGAAGGCTATCGTCCAATGCCCTGGCGCAGATCATCTATCCGACGATCTGGGAATCGGAAACGCCGAACTGGAATGAAGAGCGCACGCGGATCGAATCCTGCAAACGGCAGGTGCGGGAGACCATAAACAGCCTCATTATAACGCACGGCATATCAATCTGCTGCATGGCCGGAAACGGCGGCGGATACTGGCTGCCGGCGAGCAAGGAAGACGTCGAAGGTAATTACAGGGCGTTTCACCGGCGCGCAATGACGGGCCTGGTCAAAGCCGCGCGGGGCCGCAAAGCCGCTTATGCCGACGCAATGGTGCAACTCAGTCTTGGGTTTGAAGGCGAGGCAAAGATGCACCGCGATATCGCCGATGTTCCGGGACCCGGCGAGGACGGTCCTCCGGCATGGGTGGCGGTCGTGACCGGGCTCCTTCAGCAGGTAAAAGGAGACCCGGCCAAATATGCGGCCGAGATCAAGCGGATCCAGGAGGAGTTCGGCGATATTTTTGTGCGCCGGGACCAGGTGGCGAAGATCAAGCAGCTTTCGAGTGAATTGAGCCGGGTGCTGGAGGGGCTGCAGTAGGGCCTTCACCACGAAGGACATAAAGGACACGAAGAATGACTAAGCATTTAAGGCAGACAGATCCGGGAGCTTTTTCTCGAAAAGATATCTTCGTGCTCTCTGTGCTCTTCGTGGTGAGACATTTTTAAGTTTTTAAGGAGCGATAGGCGATGCTCAAAAAAAAGAGAAAGCCGAAGGCAGGCAAGCAGGGAGTCAGAATGCGGCCGGCGCGATGGGTGGATTTAATTAGCAGGCGCATCCTGTGGGGCGTAGAGATCGAGATTGCGGGCCGGTGGTATCCATGCACAACAGGCGGCCGCAGCGTGTGTTTTGATTACCAATATGATGCATGCGCGTACCTTGCGATGCTGGCCCAGGAAAAAGGGATTGCCTGGAGTGTTCGATAACTCTTCGCGGCTCCGCGTCTCCGCGTGAGATGCTTTCGAATTTTCGCGGCTTCGCGTCTTCGCGTGAACAAAATGAAAGGAAAAATCGATGCAACTGACATCTGAGGGATTGCAGCTTCTACTCGATTGGGAAGTGGGCGGCGGCGAGAAATATTACAGCAAATTTTGCGTCCATCCGACCGTGCCGGGCGGCAAAGATACAACGTCCGGAATCACTATCGGCATCGGCTGGGACGTGGGCCAGCATCCAACGGCAGACTTGATGCAGGAATGGCAGGAATTTCTCTCCGTGGAAGCGCTTGCGAAGCTGGCGACGATGGTAGGGGTGAAGGGAGATGCTGCGAAGCGGTTTTTGCCCCAAATGCAGGAGGTTTCCATTCCGTGGGAAATCGCCCTGGCGCAGTTCAGGCGCTACACGGTGCCTCGTTATTTCAAGATGGCACAGGTAGCCTTCCCTGGGGTCGAAGAGGCGCCACAATGCGTCCAGGAGGCCTTGCTGTCGGTTGTGTTCAATAGGGGCTCATCGGTATACGGCCCGAGCCGGATAGAGATGATGAATATACGCAAGGACGTCGCCGGCGGCAAGTGGGCGGCGATCCCGGCCGAGCTGCGGGCAATGAAGCGGCTGTGGCCGGATACGAAGAGCTTGCAGGAGAGGCGCGAAGCCGAAGCCGTATATATCGAAAAGGGATTGGGACAAAGCATTCACCACGAAGGGCACGAAGATCAGGAAGAAAAGTCATAAAAATCAGGATTTTTATTCTAAAAACCTTCGCATTCTTCGTGGTGGAAAAGGGGTCTCGAATGAATCGCAGCACACAAACATCAACAAACAAATTCCCGGACCCGATCAGCCGGGGACAGATCCAGATCATCAAGATCGCCCAAAAGGAACTGGGCATGGATGATGATACATACCGGGCCATGCTCCTGGAGCAGTTCAAGGTATCGAGCTGCACGCAGCTCACAAGAATGGAAGCGACAAGGCTAATCGAGCGCTTCGAGATTTTGGGGTTCGAGACGAAGAAAAGAACGCGGAGGACCGGGAGCAGCTATTCAGGTTGGGTGCGGCGCCGCCGCCCGCAGCGGGAAACGGGGCGCGAGGATGGAAAGCTCGTGCGCCTGGCCAGCTTCCAGGAGCTTGCGAAAATCGACGCCCTGGCCGCGCTGATCGATTGGGAATACCGCGACGGCCTCAAGCGCTGGATGGAAAAGCGGCTCAGGATCGACAGAGTGAGGACCTCGCGCGAGGCGTGGCTCGTTATAGAAGGCCTCAAGAAGATGTTTGAGCATCGCATGGAGAAACTGTGCGGGAAGGATTGGTGGGACAAGCAGTTTGACGATCCGAAGATCATGAGGTTTATCGAAGAACATAGGCCGAGACGGTAGCGCCGCCTGCCACGGCGGCGACTTCAAGCATTTCACGCGAAGACGCGAAGCCGCGAAGAAAGGAAAAGTCATGGCTCAGTTGCAACAATCTCCATTCTTAAGGCCGGAAGCATTGAAAAAATTTGAGGAAGTAACCGGAAAGTATGCTGTGGCTGTTGACCAATTACGGGCACTTTTCGATCAGGTGAGCGAGCACATGGTTGGCCCGGCGGTTGAGCTTGAAACACAAAAATCCGGCGAGCCAATCGTGACATTGCACGAGCCTGGAGAAATTGTCGAAATGTCGGACGGCCGTAAATACGAAGTACAGGATAATGGGCAGTGGAAAAGGATCAATTAGAGATTTTTTCCCTCCATGCCCTCTGTGCCTCTGTGGTGAGCATCTTTTGAAAGGAGCATGAAATGATTACGGACATTTTACAGCGGAAAATAGACAACAGGCGGGAGATGGTGAATGCGGGGATTACGCCGCATCACCAGGTCAAAGGGGACGGATACCTCGATCACATGGCCGAGCGGTTCATTGGTTTGCGGATCCGCGAATACACTCATATCACTTTCGCGCGCTACCTTGAGAGCCCGGAGGATTTCGAGCTGGCCGCGAAGATACTCAAAGGCGGCGGGGCCCTGCACCTGGTTGTCGATAAGCCGGGAAAAGTGAGCGTGCTGAGGAGGGCATCGTAACGGAGGTCGGAGGTAAGAGGGCGGAGGTAGGATAAAAGAGGGAAGGCGATGCTCGGAATGGCGGTAGCTTTCATGGCAGGCGTAGCGGTTGGAAGCGGGATAATGGGCCTTTTATGGGCAGGCATGGATCGGCTTAAGCCAAAAGATGCGCCCGGCCTCGCCCTTGGAGGCGTGGGCAGCCGGAAAAACCGGGAAAACTTACTTACTAATCATATACCGGCGAGGAAGGTCTAAATGCTTTTAGGAGGGGGAAGCGTACGAACGCAACTGGAGAAAGTGCGTTGCAGGCGATGCAGCCGCCTTCTCGGGAGGGCTGATTTCGTCGGCGTCCTCGAAATCATCTGCCATAGGTGCGGATGCAAGCAGCTTATTTTTTTATTGAGCAATAACGAATTAAAATCTGAAATTGTTCTTGACAATGCCGAGGCGTCTGATATTTTTTAACGTGACAATTTAGAGCCCCCTTGAGGGCCGAAGCGGAGAAATAAAGCCGCCGGACGGGAAGGGCAGTTTTTGGTTGGGAGTTTTTGGTTTTGAATAATTACTAAAAACTCGAAACTGGAAACTCAAAACTCTTCCAGTCGCCCCAGAGGCACACGATGCCCGGTCACCACGCGAAAGCGTGGGGCCGGGCTTTTTTTGTTTTGGGGGCTTAAGGGCAGTGAACAGTGAAGAATGAGCAGTGAGGAGAAATAAATGAAAACGCTTATCGGAATTGCAGTCGGTTTTATGTTGATCGCTTTGGTCCTCATCTTCGTTCTGTTGACCATCGCGCCAATGATAGCCCTTGGATTATTGTTTGTGGCCGCTCTCATTTTCATCCTGTTTGGACAACGCAGAGCATACCGCAAATTCATGCCCGTTGGCGGCGCCAGGTTCGCAATCGCAATTGTATTGATCGCCACGTTCGCATGTGGCGGCAGTTTCTGCGCCACCACTCAGCGCTCGACGAACGCACCCTCCACGGCAGCTCAGCCTTCATCCTCTGGAACCAATTGGGCCACCATGAGCCAATTCTATCATACCTATGTTGCGGGCCTTATCGCCCCGGTGGGCCTGGCGGTTGCAACGATAGCCGACCCCTCAGCCGGTCCCGCAATAGCGTTGGCAAGCAAGGAAGTCGGTAACCTTGATAACCTGCTGGCCGCAAAGGCGTCGGACACGAGCGTCGCGGCACAGGCTGCGATTGTGGATAAAGCAGTAACGGACGCCTCTTCGAAAGTGGGAAGCGTCTTAGCGGCAGCTCAAGCAGCCACGAACCCAGGAGTCGCGCCTGCGGTCCCTACGCAGCCGGCTACCCCCGCTGGCTCCTCGAAGTAGCGGCGGAGCTGGATCAACTCGCCGGGAGCGATGAGGTCCCGGCCGGCTGGCCCGGCTGGACCGGAGTGAATGGATTCGGGGAACAGGATACAGTCCTGCCGCAGACAGGGAAGAAGATGCTCTACTTTCAGCGCAGATGGGATTGGTGATGGAGATGGAAGCGGGAAGCGAGAAGCAGGGAGGGGAAGGTTGCCGACCGCTTGGTTCGCCGCCGTGGAAGGCGGCGCTACCTCCCATCCCATTCGATTGTCCCTGCTATAACTGCGTGAATTATCGAGTAATCGCGGGGATATCGGAGTGTCGCGACCTCTGCGAACGGTTTCGGGAGTGGGAAAGGGAAAGAAAAACGCAATGAGCGATGTATTTGCCGAGATCGTAAACACTCCCGGCGGCATGATGCTACCCCGGATTGTGGCTGAACTCAGCTCCGAGCAGCTCAAGAACATATCGAACGGCTGCGGGCCGGAGAGCATGAAGCGCAAACTCGTCCCCGATTCGATCCTGGGCGTCGATTTCTACCCCGCCTGCTGTGGCCATGATGCCTGCTACCATTTCGGGGAAACGGAGAAGCATAAGAGGATCGCAGACCGGTGCTTCCTTTATAATTTACTCCTCGCAGTCGATGAGCATTGTGTCCTCAACGGAATCATAGAGCACGTTCAGCGCGTGGCATGCAGATCCGCAGCGTTTGAATACTACAAATTCGTCGCGTCCTGGGGGGATGATGCTTTCTGGGCGCACAAGAACAAGGAGCAGGCGAAATGACAGTCGAAATCCCGATCTGGATCTACGTCATCTGCCCAGTGGGTTATTTGCTCTTTTATCTCTCCGAGGCAATTGGCAAATCAACGCAATTGCGGCCGAATTATGTACTTGAGTTCCTCTCTCAGTTTTTCATCGCCGGCTGGCAGGGCGTACAAGCCGATTTGCCCGAGCCTATTAGAAAAACATTTGATGTTGTTGGCCCTAAGATCGAGCAGGAGATGCAGGACCTAATCGATGGGGACCCGTCGAAGATTGCAGGGCAGGTCCAGCAGCTAAACCGGACCCTCAATGCGGGAGCGGGAGGAGCGCCTTTGCAACCTTCAGCATCAATAAGTCATGAAGAGTGAGGTAGCGCCGCCTTCCACGGCGGCGAACCAAAGGCATCAATAACGGGAGGAAAGTGAAATGGCACAGCTTAAAATCGAACCTCTTGAAAACGTTGAGTATTACCAGGTGCAGGGACTTCCGATCCCGAATGGGCAAATAATCCCCGAGGCAGACGGTTCGGCCCTGGTCGATTTTATTGCGGTTCCGGGGACGGAATATAAGGCCGTTATCGTCGCGGTCAATAAAGCCGGGACATCGGAAGCCTTCACCACGCCGCCGTGGACCGCGCCGCTTCCGATTCCGCCGCCTGCTCAGCCGAATGCGGCGATCACGGAATAAGAGAAGAATTCACCACGAAGGGCACGAAGGACACGAAGAAAAGACTCGTTATGGATAAAAACCAAAACTTTTTAGGCATTGCCTCTCCCTATGAATTTTTTCCTTCGTGCTCTTCGTGCTCTTCGTGGTGATAGATTTTTTGTTTTTACGCCAACAATCTTCGTGGTGAGAAAGATTTTTGCCCATGAACGATCTGACGTTAATCAAGAGCCTGGTGGACCTCGGATGCACCGTGGTCATCTGCGCGCTCATCGTGGTCGTTATCTATAAATTGTCCATAAGGTTCGGCGTGGCGTTCATTGCGACTCAGGAGAAAATCGCAGAAGCGATGGCCCAGCAGGCGCTGAGCATGACGGGCATGAGCGCCGCGATACAGACCTACATCCAAAGGGACAATAACGATCACCGGGAGATTTTGCTCGCCGTGCAGGTTGTGGGCCAGGAATTGAAGTGGTTGCGCGATGAAGTACGGACAGCAAAGGAAGAAGCCGCTCGCATTGGAAGCCTTGAGAAGACATTAAAAATGGTCCATTCACAAAAGCCAATAGCTGCCGAAGGAGATGAATAATGGCCGTCGATGAGCTCGCGAACGTCCGGCATAACATGATGAGACGGCACATTTTGACAATCGCCGCAAAGGCCTATCCCCGGTCCGTGGATTCGGAGCTTCTGCGGGCGACTATGGCGACCCTTGGGTATCCGATGGATTCGCATACGCTGGATTTTTATCTGAATTACCTGGCCGAAAAGAGTTGCCTGACACTCGACAGGAAAGAAGGGTTCGGGATAACGCTCGTAAGGATCACCGCGTATGGGATCGATGCAATGGATGGGCGCGTGAAGGATTGCGGGATTGAGTGCTGATTCACCACGGAGACACAGAGGGCACAGAGAAGAGAATTGCTATGCATAAAATCCAAGAGCTTTTAGCCCTGCATTCTCCCCACGAATGCTTTTCTCGGTCCCCTCTGTGCCTTTGTGGTGGAGTTTTTTTATGAGTGAAAAGACACAGGCAAGAGAGCTTGCATACCGGACCTGGATCGAATGCGGGCAGAATTTTTCCGAGACGGAGCGCAGGCTCAAGCGCGCCGATCTCGGGCTGCCGGTCAGCCGGCAGACGCTCATGGCCTGGGCGCAAAAATATGATTGGAAAAACCGGGCGGCTAGCCTGGAAGCCGAGATGCAACGGCAGGCGGCATCCATTGCGGAGAATGGCCTGGTGGCAGCCCTGGGGAAGCAGAAGCAACGTTATGAAGATTATTTCGAGGCGCTGGCGGCCGGCGTGGTGGACAACCAGGCCTGTTATGCGTTTTGCGGCCTGGTGAAGACGATGATAGCCGTAAGACGGAGGACTGAGGACCGAGGACTGAGGACTGAGGACGAAGCGCCAAAGACGGAGAATGAAGTTCCGGCGCGGGTGATAAGTGGTGATGAGGAGCGGATCGCAGCCCTCGAAGAGTTGGTCGACGTCCGGATCGGGCGGGTGCTCGGAGATCCGGAGAAAGTCAACGCGGGCACATTCCGGGAGATCCGCGAGGCGCTGGCGGTGATAGAGCAACTTAAAACTGGCGATATCACCGATCGTGGACGGGGCAAGGAAAGCCGCGAAGGCCGCGAAGAAGATCAAAAATTGGAAGCCGCAATGCGCGGAATTACAAGCCCTGAAGATGCGCGCGAGGCTCTTTGGGAGGCGTTTTCAAGAATGATAAACGCCATGCTCGATCATCCGGAGAAAATAAAAGTCGCGGAGATCGAGCGGGCGCAGGCGTATCTGGCAAGGATGACAGAGCGGGCAGACAGTGCCGCCATAGAAGACGGCGCCACCAAATCAGAAGCGGTAGCGCAGCCTTCCACGGCTGCGTCAATAGGGGCCCCAGAAGAAGCCGTTGTGCTGACCGATGTCGGGCTTATGACCGAGGAAGAGGCAATCGAGGCGCTGCAGAATTTCGTGAGGCATCAATTATGGCTTATGCAGACTGCCCGGGGCGTGGCCAGGCCGGCCCAGGTAAAGGCCGTAAAGGATGCGATGGAACTGATCGAAGTTCTCAGACGGAGATCGGAGGACGGAAGGCAGAAGACGGATAAGGAGAAACGGAAAGGACTTTCAAGCGAGATGGCGGAAGAACTGCGGCGCAAATTGCTTATGGGAGAGGGTTCATGAGTTCTCAATCTTCCATCCTCAGTCCTCAGCACTCAGCACTCAGTCCTGCACCTGTGGCGCCGGCCCTTCTTTTGCCTTATCAGAACCGGTGGAACGAAGACCGGGCGGCCATAAAGTTCTGGGAAAAATCACGGCGCATAGGGGCATCCTATGGGGACGCTTCGGAGAGTTGCCTGCTTGCGGCCGAAGACAAGATGAATACGTTTTACATCTCCTACGATAAATCCATGACCGAGACATACATAGGCGACGTCGCCATATGGGCGAAACGGTTCGAGATGGCCGTTTCCGATATCGAAGAAGAAACGATCCTGGAAGATGACAAAGAAATTCACATCTACCGGGTGAGATTTGCCTCGAGGCGGCACGTGAGCGCACTGACCAGCGCGCCCCGGAACCTGCGGAGCAAGCAGGGCCGCGTAGTCCTCGACGAAGCGGCCTTTTGCGACGACCTGGACGAGCTTTTGAAGGCCGCGATCGCGCTCGTCATGTGGGGCGGCCAGGTCGAAGTGATATCCACGCACAACGGCGAAGACAACGAATTCAACCAGTATATCCAGGACATAAGGGCCGGTAAGAAAAAATACTCGCTGCACAGGGAGACGCTCGACGAGGCCCTGGCCGAGGGACTTTACAGGCGGATCTGCCTCGTAAAAGGCGAAGAATGGAGCCAGAAAAAGGAAGAGGAGTGGCGCCAGCAACTCATAGATTTTTACGGCGACAACGCCGACGAGGAACTCTTTTGCATCCCGAGCAAGGGCAGCGGCCTTTATCTGACGCGGGCGCAAATCGAAGCGTGCATGAGGGCCGAAATCCCCGTTATCAGGTGGGCCCCGCCGGCGCAGGATTTTGTCGATTGGAGTGAGGCGCAGCGCGTGCTGGAAATACAGGACTGGTGTGAAGAAAATCTCGCCCCGCTTTTGAGCCGGCTTGCGCCCGCACTGCCGAGCTATGTCGGGGGGGACTTCGGAAGGCTGGGAGATCTTTCCGTATTTTGGCCGGCGCAGGAAATGCCCAATCTTCTTCTGGCGACGCCTTTTATCCTCGAACTGCGCAATATGCCGTTCGAGGCGCAGAAGCAAATATTTTACTTCATTTGCGACCGGCTCCCGCGATTCAGCGGCGGGGCGCTCGACGCCAGAGGAAACGGCCAATATCTGGCCGAAGTCGCCCGGCAGAAATACGGTCCGGACCGGATAGCCGAAGTGATGCTGACTGAAGGCTGGTATCGCGAAAACATGCCGAAATTCAAGGCGCGGATTGACGACAAGGAATTGCTCATCGCCAAAGACAGCAGGGTCATGGAGGATTTGAGATCGCTTAAGATGATCAAGGGCGTGGCGAAGGTCCCGGAGTCTAGCCGGGTGAAAAAAGACGGCGAGCAGAGGCACGGGGACGCCGCAATCGCCGGGGCGATGGTCGTCTTCGCGACGTCGATGGAGGCGGAATTTCCGCTGGCGCTGGGAAGCATATAAGAAAGACTTCTCACCATAGAGGCGGAAAAGCATTCACCACAGAGGCACAGAGGACATAGAGGAAACTTCTTTGGGTAAAAACCAATACTTAAAGCTTTTAGGTTTTATGCATAGTGAGGCTCTTCTCTGCGCTCTCTGTGCCTCTGTGGTGAGGATTTGATTTTATGCCGGGATTGATGAAGCGAGCCTGGGAGAAGGCGAAGAAAATCGGCAGGCGCAGACAGGAGCCTGTGCGGGAAACGAGGCTTTATCCCAGGTTAATGAACGTCGGGGGCTACACGACGCGGGAAAAACCGCTCATCAAGCCCACGGCGATGAACGTCCGGAAGTTTTCGCGGACGCCGTATGCCAGGCGCGCAATAAATACGATCAAGGACCCGATTGGCACTCTATGCGATAGAGGTCAGTGGGAGATCGTACCAAAGCCAGGCGTAGCGTTAACGTCTGAAATTAAAAGGCAAATCAACATTACAACATCATGTTTGGAGAGGCCAAATCGCGATGATTCGTTCGAAAGCCTGGCCGAGCAAACGGTTGAGGACATTTTAGTATGTGGCGCCGGCGCGATAGAACAGCAACTCGGATCGGACCCGAAACGGCCCGTATGGCTTTGGCCGGTCGATGGGATGTCCATACAGATATACGCCGGATGGACCGGGGCGTGGGATGAAGCGAGATACCTGCAGACGCTCGGATACGGCAACATAGGCGGCGTCCAGGGAATCCAGCTTCGGAATGACGAACTAATCTATATCCGCAAAGATCCGACAACCGAGAACCCGTTCGGCTTCGGGCCGCTAGAAATAGCATTCGCAACCCTCAACCGGCAATTGACGACGGCTGAATATTCCGGGAACGTAGCCGGAAATGCGCAGCCACAAAATATAATTCTTTTTCAAGGAGCGACTGAAGATCAAATCAAGAGGGTGAGGAGCTGGTGGCACGATGAAATTGAAGGCCAGGGGGCCATGCCGATTGTTGGCTACCAGGACCTCAAGGCCATAAAGCTCCATGCGGGTAGCGATGCAGCCCTCTATCTCAAATATCAGGAGCATATCATCAGGGAGATCGCAGTTCCCTTCGGAATCTCCCCAATGAATATGGGCCTTGAAGCTGATGTCAATCGGAGCACAGCCGAGGTCGCAACAGATCGCGATTGGGAGATAGCCATCATCCCGACTGCCGGTCTCATTAGACGGCATATAAATAGGGAAATGATCGAAGGGAAACTGGGCTTCTACCAGATACATTTTCGATGGACCACGCTGGACAGAGAGGACGAAACGGAAGTCGCAAGGAGATATGGAATTGAATACCGCAATAATGCAACTACGCCGAATGAGTATCGAGCAATGACAAGCAGGCCTCCGATGAAGAGCAAATTCGGGGACATGACTGCGGCGGAAACGCAGATGCTCGTAGGGAAGAAGAAAGACATTCACCACGGAGACACAGAGGACACAGAGGACCCGGAGGGAAAAAACGGAAAAGATTAAGAGCGCGGAGCGGTGACCGTCCCGCACCCCTCAATATCCGGCGCACGTGCGCGCCCTCACAAAAGATCGGGCATGAGTTTGAAGTACCGAACGCTGGTTCTAATGCTCAGCGCGGACCTGAACGAAGTGAGGGTTCCGCACATGGCCGGGCAGCCGGCGAAACGCATAAATCATAAATTAGAAAGGGCAATCATATGAGCGAGCGGAAAAATAAGGGCAAAAAAAAGGCGGAAGCGCCCAGGGAGCCGGGACCGATGGACACGGCAGTTATGGTTTGCAAAATTTGCGGGCATCCGGAGTTCGAGGCGGTTTATCAGGTAGTCTGGATAGCCGAAGACCATCCGGCGAATCAAACCGGTCAGCCATTCTTTCAATCGAGCCTGTTCAAGTACGTCTGCAAAAAATGCGGCGGTGAAGATGCGGTGCTGCCGCCGGGGTTCGAGGCGCTGAGGGCGGCGATGAAGCAGGCACAAAATCCGATGAGGATCGTGGAAAAGCAATCTCACCACGAAGGACACGAAGGACACGAAGAAGAGCAAAGGCAAAATGGGGATGCGGCTTAAAAACGGGTGCGAAGGCGCCGCCGTGGAAGAAGGCGGCGCTACCGGATAGGAAGATATCTCAATTTATGAGGTAGCGCCGTCTTCCACGGCGGCGCCTTTGTCAATTTAGCGCAAAAAGGAGAAAACCAATGGCAATCGGCAATGTGAACAACGTCAACCTGGTAGTGAAAGATGCCAACCAGGCGGCTCAGAACATCCGGGTCAATCAATTCGTTTCGGACAGTTCCTATGGCGGGATCAGCACGATTTGCGATCCGGCGAGCGGGTATGGGGCCACGGTGGCCCAATACCACAACGCGGACAACCAGGCCCCGGGCGCTACGGCTTACGGCTTGCTGACCGGTGGAGTGGCGCAATTGATCAATCTTGCCGGAAACATCGACCGGCAAAGAGAAGCAGGCGCCGATAACATACCGGCCGTAGGCTTGCCGATGGGACTCGGCATGAAGGCCATGATCTTCCAGGTCGGGACATCGACGGCCGTTGCAGCGCCGGGATCCACGACGATCACGCTTGTAGGCGCAACGGGACTTGTGGGCAAGAGCAACGGCGTGCCCTGGCAAATCCAAGTAGGGGACGTGCTCAATTACGACGTCGGAGGTGCGAATGTTGAACTGGTTATCGTCACGGCGGTGAACAGCGCCACGCCGAGCATCACCGCGACTTTTGCGAAAACGCACGGGGCGAGCGTCGTGGTGCAGGGATTCACGTTCAACCAGGAGCGGGACGCCAGTGGTGAGAATGATGGCGCGTCCGGAAGTGGCACTTCGGTGGCCGCAGAGTACGAGTATAACGCGGGCGGCCCCGGCGGCGCCGCCAACTTCGACCGCGCCCGGAACGTCATGGCCAAGGGGATTACGACCGGGACCCTTTCGGGCTATGTGGCGCAGACCGGGAATGTCAGCCTGACCCTTTCCGGGGCCCCTGCCGTCAGCGGCATCGGCTCGCTCCAGCCGGGACAGATGATCGTTCTCTACGGCTCCGCAGGCCTCACCGGCACATCGAGCCAGGTCGAGGTTGCCTACGTCGGACTGAACTACGTGCCAGGTTCGACAACCGTCCCGATCCTGTGCGGCACGCTCGCTTCTCCAGGCACAATCAACAGTTACGCATATACCACAGTCGCCTGGGATTCGTTTGCGGCTCAAAGCCCAGGCATAACCGGGTTCCTGCCCTTCGGCATGGGCGTCGAAAGCGATGCGCTTTTCAACTCAGTCGACGGCAAGTTCTACCTGCCCAGGATTGCAGCGGGCAATCCGGGCGCGCTCCTTGTATCGAGCGACGGCTATAAGGCCACATACCGCTATGCGGTGCAGGCTTTCTCTATGGTAGCCACACCTACCGCCTTCCTGGTGATCCAGGGATCTGCCACCAAGACAGTCAGGGTAAAACTGATCAAGGTCGGCGGCGTCGCAACGGCCGCCGGAAACATGCAGATCCAGGCATCCAGGTGGTCCACTGCAGGGTCGCTCGGGTCCGCCGTGCTTACGGCCGTTACGGCAGTCAAGCACGATCCGAACGATGCGGGCGCAACGGCCACCATTTCGACGGTCGGGACGGCCAACTATACAACCCAGGGCACAGGGAACAGCACGATTCTGAGCGCGGACCGCATTCAGTTCTCGGCGGCCGGCACCGGCCTGGCGTACAACCCGGTGGTTTTGGACTTCTCGACCCGCCAGGATAAAGCCTTCGTGCTTCGCGGCACGTCGGATTTCCTGGTCCTTTCGGGCAATGGAAGCGCGATCCCGGCCGGTGGGGTTGTAGATATCACGGTCGAGACCGAGGAAGATGCGAGCTAGGGCGAATTGAGGGATTGAAAAACAATTAAGGGATTGAGGGATTGAAGTTCTAAATTCCTCAATTCTTAAATCCCTAAATGTCTTTCAATTGGGAGTTAAAAATCATGGCTTTTGAACAACATACGATTGAGCGCACTCCCGGATCGAACAGGCCGGCATTGCAGGACCGGTGCATCATCGGGGTGCTTGTGGCCGTGGCGAACGGGGCCGGAGGCGGCGCAGGGCAAAGCGTAACCACGGCCGTTGCCGGACTTCGGCTGCCGGCAGCCTATGACGTGATCGTGACGCCGAACCAGGACGCGGTCGCATACGTGACGAGCAAGACGCTGACCGGGTTCAGCGTGGTGCTCAACCCGAGGCTTGCGGCCAATACGCTCGCGGCCGGGACGTTTGATGTTTTGATCGTGGCGTAAGAATTAGGTCAGGGGTCCGGGGTTAGGGGTTATAGGTGTTTACCCATAACCTATTACCTCTCACCCATTACCCAGGAGTTCATCATGGGCTTAATGCAGGGATTATCAGGATTTTGTATAGATTTCAACCTGATGCCGGTCAATTCGTTTGTGCCGGTAGGGACTTACACGGCGCTTGGGTCGGTGCTTTCGATGTCGGCCGCCGATAAAGTGGCGGGAGAGATCTATGGCGAGGACATGGCCGGCATGCTTACAAGCGCCCAGGTCAAAGCCCGCGAGTTGATCATGCAGCTCAATTCGATTTTGAGCCGGCTGCCGGCAGGCGACAGTAACATAGCGACGCTGCAGACGTTGATTGCGGATTTGAGCTGACAAATAACTGTCTCACGCGAAGACGCGAAGCCGCGAAGAGGTAAAAGACAAAGAAGTATCACACGGAGACGCGGAGACGCAGAGAGGGGGAAGGAGAATGCAGAAAAAACAGAAAGCATCGGGGGGTGGCTTCCTGTTTTGCCTGCTAAGCCAAAAGTTTTCTCTGCGGCTCCGCTTCTCCGCGTGAGAGGTTTTTGTTTTTCTTCGCGTCTTCGCGTCTTCGCGTGAAAAAGGAGAATTAAATCATGGGAGTGAAGACCGTACTTGCAGGCATTACCCTGACCGCCGCCGACTTGACGCAGGCGGAAAAGATCAGCGCAGACCCGAACGGATTGATGCAGCAGGCGCAGGAAAAATGCGCGGAACTGATCGATCTGCTCGGTTTCATCGTGGCCGATATCCTGACTCCGGCCAGCGATGCGGCCAATATCGCCACTGTGAATACTCAGATTACGAACCTAAGCTGAGCATTCACCGCAGAGGCGCGGAACGGCCTCACCACAGAGACACGGAGAGCATCGAGGAAAGAAAACGGCATAGTTAAAGAAGGGGACCTCTTGTCCCCTCTTGATTGTCTTTCTCCGTGACCTCTGTACCTCTGTGGTGGAATTTCGAAAGGAGCTAATCATGGCGACGAAAACGAGCGAAAAAGCGGTGGCAGGAATGCTGCCTGGTGAAGGGCTGGTGAAGGAAGAAGCGGCAAAAGCCAAGCCCGAGCAGCAAAAAAGCCATACCGCAAAGCTTATGGAAGCGCAGTCTCAGCTCGAAGCTGCCGCAAATGCCGCGCAGAAGGCCGGAGACTACCCGGCCCACGCGTTGCTTCACGCGGCGTATGTGAGCATTAACGATCTTATGCTGCGCCTCAAGGCGGCCAAGCCGCATTTGGCGAAGTACGGGAAGGCGGATTGAGGGATTCTCCATTTAGGAATTTAGGAATTTAAGAATGAACCCTCACTTCATTCGGATTCGCGTTGAATATTTCAACCCGTGTGAAGCGATTTAAGTTCGGCGTCCGATCTTTTGTGAGGACGCAATTCTTTAATTCCTCAATCCTTCAATCCCTCAATTAGGAGTAATCGCAATGGCCAAACTGACGCAAAAAGAAAGAGATGCGCTTCCGGCGAGCGATTTCGCCGTGCCGGGCAAGCGAGAACTCCCGATGCACAACGAAGAGCACGTGAGGCTCGCCTGGGACATGGTAAATCGGACCAAGGACCTCACTCCCGAAGAAAAAAAGCGCGCGCGGGAGCGGATACTCGAGAGGGCGAAGAAATTCGGGATCGATACCAGAGAATGGCAGAAGCAGGAAGCAGGAAGCGGGAAGCAGGAAGCAAAATCCCGGCAATTCGCCGGTGTGCGCTTTGAGGCGATGGCGCTGGAACTGCCCGAAGTATCCGGCCATCCGAACAGGGCCCCTTTTTCCGGCGTGCTCCTGCGGGTGAACGAACCGAGCGATTATGCGGTCGGAGGCGCGGACGGGCACAGGACCTTTATTCCGAAAGAAGCGGCGGAAAAGGCATTGCCGAGCCTGCTCGGAATGGGCGTGGATTTTAAGGCCACTCTTGACGGCCACGATCCCAAGAAGAAAATCGGTCTGATTACCGGAGACGATATCGACCGGAACGCGCTCACCATAGAAGGCTTTTTCTACGCGAAGGATTTCCCTGAAGAAGTGGCCCTCATCCGCGAGGAAAAGGACCTGCTCGGATTCAGCTATGAAGCGGACGTCCGGGTTCGGGACATGGACGAAGATCCCTGGGTAATCGAGGAAATAACATTTACGGGGGCGGCGGTGCTCTACAAGGCCGATGCCGCATACACGACAACGTCTTTGGCGGCGCAAGCCGAAAAGGAGAGTGCTGAGATGGAAGAGTTGAAAAAGCTCTTGGGAGAACTCGGAAAAAGGCTGGAGAAGCTGGAAGCAGCGCAGACATCAGCGCAGAGCCAGATTGAGGCCAACAAGGCCATCATGGACAAGGTGCACCCGCATGCCGAGGCGTGCAAGGCCTGCGCAGAAGCTTGCAGGGCCGAAGGGATCGGGCTGCATGCGACACGCGGTCATGTGGCGGTCCTGCACAAAATTGCGCATCACATGGAAACCGAGGCCGCACAGGGCCGGATGCCGCATGAACTGCCTTCGAGTGTTTTCCACGATACGAATTGGATGTATGCAATGCAGGCCGGCGCGGAGGGCGAAACCAAAAAGCTGTTCGAAGGCATCAAGGCCGAGATCGAATCCATCGGGACGCAAATGAAGGACCTCCAGGCGAAGGCTTTTGAGGCTGCCGCAAATCCGGGAAGAAAGACACTCACTCCGGAAATCACTGCCCTGCTCAACAAAACCGGCTTGCTCGCCAGCATTGAAAAGGGCGAACTGAATGTCGAGGATGTGGACAGAACGCTCGAAGCAGCCGGGATTAAGGGACGTGCGGCCATAGAGGCGAAGCTCAAGCTGGCAGCCGGGGGACTTCTGCCGATGGGGAAAGCTGCGTAAAAAACTCTTCACCGCAGAGACACAGAGAGTATAGAGGCTAGGCAAAAATGATCTCACGCGAAGCCGCGAAGACGCGAAGCAAGGCAAAAGTTGGGCTTTTCGTATTCCCTTCTTCGCGTCTTCGCGTCTTCGCGTGAAAACTCTTTCTCTGCGCCTCTGTGGTGAATAACTGCTTTTAAGGAGGGAAAGGCGATGAATAGAATCACGGCAAAAATGATAGCGCTTTCAGGCGACCCTACCCATCTCGGGCTCCAGGCTGCGGCCGACTACCTCGGGACCGGGGCCATCGAGGTCCCGATCTTCGAACGCGAGATCATGGACATAATCAGGCGGACGAGCATTACGATGCAGCGGTTGGCGTCCGCGCAGTGCCCTGCCACAGGGCACCCGCACAGGTATTTCGAGCAGACGGCGGTTGCCCAGGCGGCAGCGGTCGATCCACGAAACCTGTCCGCAACTGCTACCGGTCCGACCAGGGTCGAGCGGCCGGCCTTTATCAAGGCTGCGACGGCGCAAAGCAACCTCAGCCTGTTCGACCGGGATGTTACCGAACAGCAGGGGCAATTTGCCTCTGTTGTTGCTAAAGACGTGGACGATATCATCAGTGCAATCGAAAGGCTGCGGGCGCAGATGTTCTGGTCCGGAAACGACACCAGCCTGATGACGCCCACGCAGCTCCAGTGGATGGGCGCGCTTGCGCAGATCACGCTGCAGTTCACGATCAGTCCTGCCGCATCCATTATCGACGGCCTTAAGAGCCAGGTCGCGTTGATGCTGGCTAACCAGTTGTATAAGCCTAAGCCAAGCGCCATCTATGTGAACCCTGTACTGGGCGACTACATCGACCAGGAATTGAAGGCCGCAAAACTCGAATTGAAACCCGTTGAAGTAGTGGCCGGTGTAACGGTTGGGGGGCTTTCGACCCAGGCGGGAGTGCTGCCGATCATCGGCGACGCCTTCATGCCTACCGATGCAGGGGCAGCTTACGGGTTCGGCGCGCCTCCGGGTGGGAACCAGAATTATTACGCCGCGATCCTGTCTGAGGATGACATCGAAATTCCGGTCATCTCCGGCAAGGAATTCAATCCCAATCCGAGGCTGTTCCAGTTGGGATTGGTGGGCAACCTGGCCGGGCAGTTCGTCGGCGTGAAGTTCGATACTTTGGTCGTTAAGGGCGCAGCTTACGCGCACAGTGTCGGGGTGGTGCAGAGGCCGTAAGGGCGAATCACCACGAAGGGCACGAAGGGCACGAAGGGCACAAAGGGTAAAGAGAAAAGATCTCTTGGACAAGGAATAGATTTCTGCAGATTTCTTTTCTTTTCCACAAGTTTCTTCTTCATGTTCTTCGTGGTCTTCGTGGTGAGAATGGGGTTTCGAGTTGGCTTCGATTTACCTGCAAGCGCAGGACTATGCCACGTTCGGCGTGGCAAATACAACGGCGCCCCAGGTGTACCAGGCGTCCGCCATGCTGGACAGCGCCTATTTGAGGAGGCCCGAAGGGCTTATCTGGGCGCCCGACGGCGCCGGGCAGCCGTCCTGGATGCAGGCGCTTTCTGCGGAGTTTTCCCTTGCAAGCGTGGGAGCAATAGTGCCCGGAGCAAATGTCGTTGTACAGGTCACGGGGCCTCTGCTTATGCTCCAGGTAGGGGACGTGCTCATCCTGGACAGGGCAAATCCGGCGGCGGCCGAGGCTTGCATTGTCGTATCGATAACCGGAACGCCTCCGGGTCAGCTCAGCCTAACTCTACGGAATGTAATGTTTTCGCACGGGGCAAATTGCACGATGGAGAGCGGCCTGGTCATCACCGAGCAGAAATATATGCCGAAGGACCGGCCGCTTACGATCCTGTCCCGGACGCCGGTAGTGCGCGTCATTGGCGGCACGGGCAGGTACGGTTACGGGCGGCGCGGAGATGCGGGGAACTATAACGTCGATGATTTCAACCTGCTCGCGGCCTTGAGCAAGTTCGGCGGACCGCCCGCCTGGGAAATATGGGATCCGGCGACGTGCGGGGTCGACCGGGCGACCGGGCAGATCTGGATCCCGGCCGGGATAATGATTGCGTATTATTCCGAGACCAAGATCCGGTACATATCCGGATTCACGTATGCGAACCTTCCGGACGGCGTTAAGCTGGGTACGGCCCAGCTTATAACGGCCCTGCAGATGAATCCCATGTACGGGGCGGTAAAAAGCAGCCGGACCGGAGAGACGTCCATCCAAAACTTCGTTGCATCGAATTTAAGCGAGGACGTGAAGGCAATGCTGAGGCCGTGGGTGGTAATGCCGCTGGGATAAAGTATTCACCACGAAGCGCACGAAGAGCACAGAGAAGATCAACGGGAAGCAAATGCAAAAGATTTTTGTCTTCAGCCAAGCCAGTTTCTTTTCTCCGTGTCCTCTGTGCCTCTGTGGTGAAAGGGTCCTATGAGCTTTTTATACGACCGGACGATCAGCATAACGCGCGCTACAGCGCAGACCGGGGCCGGGCTGCAAGGATATGGAGGCGACGTGGAGGCCTCCGAGACGGTGATCGTTTCGGAGATCGCGGCCGGGATACAGCCAAGGAGAATAGGACAAAAGAACGACCCGAATTTGCCCCTGGACGTGACAAAGGCCCAATGGAGCATCTATTTCCGGCTTGCTCCCGGATTCGACGCGACGACGGTCCAGGACCGGGATTTTGTGACAGACGATCTTGGCAGAAGATTCCAGGTAGTTTCGGCATATCCGAATCCATTCGGGTTCATGCTACATTGCGTGAGGATGGAAGCCTAAGGGAGAGGACTGAGTTGCTCAGGACTGAGGACTGAGTGGAAAAGATAAGAGAGATGGAACTTTTAGCAGTTTTTATAGCACTTTTCGTAATCTGGCTTTTGGCTGAAAACAAAAGCATTCACCACAGAGGCACAGAGGACACAGAGGAAGGGCAAAAAATAAGGACCGCGGGGAAGTGACTTCCCCGCACCCCGCAGGGCCGGCGCACGTGCTATAGCACGTGGCCGGGCAGCCGGCGAAGCGCATAAAGATTTTTTCGCGCGTCCTCACAAAAGATCGGACGCGAACTTGAAGTATTTAACATGGGTTGAAATGTTCAACGCGAATCCGAAAGAAGTGAGGGTTCCTTCGTGATCTTCGTGGTGAGAAGGGTTTTGAATGGCTGATCTTTCCGATGTCATGAACGTGCTGGCCCAAACGGTTGAGGCGGCGCTTTATCCGGGCGGCGTATCGGGTCCTACGGCGCCGAGCGTTGCCGGACCTATCGTACCAGTTTATCCCGGCTGGCCGAATCCGCAGCAACTCGATAAGGATTTGCCGCAAGGCTTAAAGCCGGGGGATTCGCGCACACCGATCGTGCATGTGAACATCTATCCGTGGAAAGCGGACAGAAATACCACCAGGTACATGGAGACCTGGCAGGTTCAGGCGGCGCCGGCGCCGACGATCACGGCGGCCATAAACGGCGTCACGGTCACTCTCGGCGGCACTCCCGGGCCGGGACAAAATATTGCCATCCTCGCAAACGGGCTGGCGTTCGTTTATCAGACCGTCTCCGGCGATACGCTTTTGAGCGCAGCAGCGGCCCTGGCGGCGCTCATAAATGCAGTAATTCCAGGGACCACGTCGAGCGGCGCACAGATAATCCTGCCGGCGACCGCGCGGATCGCGGCGGCGAGGGTCGGGGGTTCCGGCGTTGCGGCGAAAGGGATCCGGAACCAGGAACGCATATTCATGGCCGGGATATGGGCCGGAAGTCCGGCGCTGAGAGACGCCGTGGCCAAAGTGGTCGACCCGGCGATCTCGACTCCCAGGTTCCTTACCCTTCCGGACGGATATGCGGCGCGGATCATCTATCATGGGTCGGCGCTGAACGATTCCGAGCAGAAGATGGGAATTTACCGGCGCGATCTGCTCTACAGCGTCGATTATGCGACCACGATTACCGAGGAAGAATGGGAAGTCGTGGTTGTGCAGCAAAATATCACGCCGGCGAATGCGCCGGAGACGAGCGTTTATGCATGAAAAGCATTTCACCACGAAGCACGAAGGGGACACTAAGGAAAAGATTTATTTATACAAAAAGCCCTTCTTCATGATCTTCGTGCTCGTGGTGGGAAAGGTTTTGGCCTATGTCAACTTACATTGTGACCAGTCCATTCACTTCGGTGTCGGGGGCCCACCAGGTCGGCGCCATGATTACGAACGCCGTGGAAATAGCGGCCATATTGGACGATGACGACGCGGCCTTTGTGGTTCACGGGGCCGATCCGAGCCCGACGCTTACGATTTTGACCGCTATAGGGATGGTGGGATGAAATCAATAAACAAATTCAGGAATTGAGGGATTGAAGAATTGAGGAATTGAATTCCTAAATCCCTAAATCCCTAAATTCAGGAGGGCAACATGCCTGTAGTTCAGCAGGGACAAATCAATTTAACGGCGCTTATCGTGCCCGACGTGTACGTGCAGATCATTCCGCCGAGCAATTACCTCATAAACGGTCTGCCGACGAACATCCTGGGCGTTGTGGGAACTGCGGCCTGGGGGCCGGTCAATTCGCCCACGATCATCGGAGACATGTGGCAGTACGCGCAGCTTTTCGGGCAGATCCAGGCGCGCAAGTACGACATGGGTACGGCCGTTGCCGGGGCGGTCCTTCAGGGGGCGAGCAATTTCAGGTGCGTGCGCGTTACGGACGGCACGGACCTGGCGGCGAATACGACCATCCAATCCACCTGCCTCACGGTGACATCGAAATATACCGGGAGCCTCGGAAGCGGCCTCCAGGTCACCATCGCGGCGGGGTCCGCCGCCAATAGCTGGAGGGCCACGGTTTCCATGCCGGGCGTCATGCCCGAAGTCTTTGACAACCTGGCCGCCGGGCTCGGCGGAAATGCGGTCTGGCTTGCCATCGCAAGCGCCATAAATAACGGCATATCGGGTCTTCGGGGTCCGAGCCAGCTCATCGTGGCGAGCGCCGGGGCCGGGACTGCCGCACCTTCGCCGGGGACAGTCACTCTTTCCGGAGGAACGGACGGCGCATCGGGAGTTACGGCGAACACCCTTCTCGGCCAGGACACCATCCCGAGGCAGGGCATGTACGCTCTCAGAAATACCGGGGCATCGGTCGGGATGCTCGCCGACTGCGATACTTCGGCCACGTGGACAACGCAGGTAGCCTTCGGACTAAGCGAAGGCGTCTATATGATCATGGTCGGGCCTGCCGGGGACACGATCAGTAATGCCACGGCGACGAAGGCCTCAGCCGGCATCGATTCCTACACGGCTAAACTCCTGTTTGGCGACTGGATCTATTTCAACGATACGGTCAACAACCTGGTGCGGCTCATCTCGCCGCAGGGGTTTATAGCGGGGCTTCTCTCGAACCTCTCCCCGCAGAATTCGACCTTGAATAAGCAGCTCTACGGGATCGTCGGGACCCAGAAGAGCATGCAGAACCAGGTTTACTCCGCTGCCGACTTGCAGGCCCTGGGCCAGGCGGGGATCGACCTGATTTGCAACCCGGTGCCCGGCGGCAATTATTTCGGGGCCCGGTTCGGCTGGAACACGTCGAGCAACCAGGTCATTCACGGCGACAACTATACGCGCATGACGAACTACATCGCCTACACGCTCAACGCCGGCATGGGCTATTACGTGGGCAAGACGCAGAGCCTCGATCTGCAACGGCAAGCAGCCGCGACTCTCACTGCCTTTCTCATGAACTTATGGACCATCAACCCGCCCATGATCGGGAACAGCCTCGGCACGATACCTTTTTCGGTCGAATGCGACGCGGGCAACAACCCGCAGAACATGGTGGCCCTGGGATACATGACGGCCTCCGTGATGGTCACATACCTGTCCATAGTGGAGAAGTTCATCATAAACCTGGAAGGCGGCCAGAGCGTACAGGTGAACAAGGTCAGCACGCAGATCGCGCCGCAATAGGGGCGAATTGAGGGATTAAGGAATTGAGGGATTGAAGAATTGAATTCCTAAATTCCTAAATTCTTAAATTCCTAAATTTTCAGGAGAATAAAATGCCGATCAATAATTTCAGTGTAGGGCGGGACGTCAGCCTGGTTATCCAGACGCCGGGAGGTCCGCTGATCTCGAGTCTCGTTACTCATTTTTCGTCCAAGGCCGACATGACGGAAATAAAGGTCAAAGGCCTGGACGGCATAACGAGGCACGTGCGCTTTTTCGACGGCTGGAGCGGCAAGTTCGAATACGAGCGCCAGGACAGCGTATTGGATGATTATTTCGCGCAACTCGAGGCGAACTATTACCTCGGGGTCCCGGAGCAGCCGTGCATGATCCAGGAGACAATCCAGAACCCCAACGGGAGCATTGTCCAATATGTATATCCCGGCGTCTTGCTCAAATACGACAACGCCGGCTCCTGGGAAGGCGACAAAACGGTCAAGCTGGACATAAGCTGGGTGGCGATCAGGCGGCTTAAGACGGCGTAAAGAGCAGGACTGAGGACTGAGGACTGAGGACTGAGCGGAGGGGAAATGCCTTGGGCATGCAGGCTGATTGAATGGCGGAAGGGGATGATTGGAATGGATCTCCGGATCGGGGATATGTGGTTTCATTCTGAGCTGTTCCGAGACGCGGCCGGCTATCTCGATTGGCCGTTCATGATGTCGAAATCGCCCAGGCTTTCCGATTTTTACAAGCAACACAATACCCGCCGCGAACCGGTTCTGGTCTGGATGCCATGCAAAGAAGTCTTTTGCGTGGATGGCATGTGCTGGAATCATGACAGGGTTTTTTATGAAGGTTGGGAAGTGACAGGAGAACCGCCATTAATCACGGTATCTCCGAGCATCAATATCCTTGGGGCATATCACGGATGGATCCGGGACGGAATAATCAGCGATGATTGTGAAGGGAGAACCTACGAATGAAAGTCACAATGCACGATACGGGAACGGCGCCGGTGGAGGAAGAGAAAACCACGGTCATCAAGCCTTCGGGCGATACGGAGTTAATAACCGACGACCTGGGCCGGAAGATCCGGACGCGGATCCCTGATATCCTGGAGGAATATGAACTCATGGCCGCGATCGGCGGGAACGAAGCCGGGAACCCGGCGACGTCCTCGATGGCCCGGATGACCTTATACGTGGCGCAGATAGATGATGTGATAATTGTGGTGCCCAGGACCAGGCCGCAGATGCGCGTGGTCTTAAAGCAGCTCGGCAATGAAGGCATAAAGGCGCTCATGCCGGTTGCCGTGAAACACCAGGCGAAATTTTCCATCGACGAGGAATTACTAAAAAACTACTCCGGGACGACCGCGTAAGAGAGAGGCTGTGGCTCGTGAAAAACGGCCTTCGGCTCGACGAGGCGTTCCTGCTCAACCCGCTAAGCGCAAGGGCGTTTGCGATAATGTTCAGTGAAATGGAAGGGCATAAGTTCGATTTGGACAGGATGGATTTCGTTAAGCCGCCAGCGGGCGAATGATATTTCACCACGAAGGAGGAGCGCAGCGCGGTGAAGAGCACAAAGGAAAGGCAAAAGTGGGAAAACTTCTTCAAAAAAGCATCACCAGGTCGCTCGATCGGAGCAGCTCTTTATCGCCAAAGTGGTGATTCTATATTTTCTTCGTGTTCTTCGTGCTCTTCGTGGTGAGAAAGGCTTTGCATAATGGAAGTTTTTGATCTGGAAGGATTTGCCGTTTACCTCACCCACTGCGCGGAGAAGGGCAAGCAATCGCACTTGGGCCTGGAGCTTTGCGCGCAGATTGTGGAGCAGACTGCCAAAGCCGAAATCGGCGAATATCAGCCGGAAGCATATCCTTTTCCGGCCTGGGCGCCGCTTGCCGAAAGCACGCTGGAGCAGAAAGAAAAACTCGGATACTCACCTCCGGACAATCCGCTCTGGCGCACGGGAGCGCTCCGGGACTCGATCAGCCACGAAGTGGAAAACGATATAGCCACTATCGGCTCAGACAGCGAAGTCATGGTTTATCATGAATTCGGCACGAGCAAGATGCCCATGCGCCCAGTCCTGGGGCCGGCGCTAATGAATAATCTCAAAAATATCGATGCCATATTAGGCCACGCGGCAACGGGCGGATTTATAAGAGAGACGCTGACGAAGACGTTGCCGGACGGAACTATTGCTACGCTCTCGCGCATGGTCGAGGCCCACTCGACCCTTGGATATGATTGGTCCTTTTAGGAGCCGGGTAATGGGTGATGGGTGAAATGATTACACTGCCCTTGTGCACGCTTGGAGTTGGCGCGACGTTTTTTCTCATGATCGGCCTGGCGATTGGGGTGTCTTTGCTTAGCAAGATAAAATAATTGAGGAATTGAGGGATTGAGGAATTGCGTCCTCACAAAAGATCGGACGCCAAACTTAAATCGCTTCACATGGGTTGAAATGTTCAACGCGAATCCGAATGAAGTGAGGGTTCATTCCTAAATCCCCAAATTCCTAAATGGAGAATTTAAATTGCCTACAGCGTACCAGGTAATGGTCACGATAGGCCTCAAAAACCAGGTCTCTCCCGGTCTCATGACCATATCCGGGCAGCTCACCGGCCTGAGCGGCCAGGTGCAGAAGATAGGCAATGTATTCGCGCAGATGATGGCCGGCCGCATGATCGAGAACTTCGGGACCAAGATGGTGCACGGCTTTAAATCCGCCGTATCGAGCGCGGCCGAACTGCAACGGCAGATGATCGGGATCCAAGCGGTCACCAAGGGCAGCGTAGGTGAAATGACTCGCCTCGAGGCGGCCATTATGAAGGTGACCGGCGTTACGACCTTTTCCAACGTCCAGGTCGCTCAGATGGCGAAAACCCTGGCCACGAGCAATAAACTCACCGTATCTCAAATCACGGACCTCATCCCCGTTTTTGCAAAGTTCGCCGATGCACAATATGTGCTCAAAGGGATGCCTCCCCAGCAGTCGGTTGTCGAGGCCGTGCGCCTGGCGCATACGGCGCAGCATTATACGCCGGCGGAATTGACGAAATATCTCGATCTTCTCACCCGCGCTTCGCTTATTACGCCGGGCAGCCTCACCGAAGTCGGGCACGCTCTCAAATACTCCCAGGGGGTCGGCAAGACGGCGCTCGGCATAAGCGACGATCAGATAGTCCTCATGACGGCGCTCTTAAACCGGATGGGCTTTGCGGGATCGAGAGGCGGAACCAATCTTCTTGCCGCCATGACGCGGACGATCCCGGGCGTTTTCGGCTCCGGGCTGCTCCGAGGCAAGAGCGCCGAAGCACTGGCCGCAATGGGATTTATCGATGAAAGCGGCCATTCGACAATATTCGATAAAGGCAAATTCAGCGTCGAAAAATGGATGATGCAGCTCAGCACGTACCTCGGACGCGAGTTTGCGACCAAGTCCGAAGCCATCGCCCGCCAGGATATCATGAAGAATTTTCAACACGCTTTCGGCGTGCAAGGCGGCAGAATTGCTTCTCTCTTGTCTAACCCGGCAGCGCTGGAGCAGATGAAATCGCTCCTGCAGGAATTCAAAATGCTGCCCGGAAACGCCGAAATTCAAGGCAAATTCGCCGATGAATCCGTATGGCAGAAGGCGATCAACGCGCAGACGAACATGAAGAGCATCCTCACGCTCCTGGGTGAAAAGACGCTCCCGGAAGTGGGAAAAGGCCTCAGCTTTTTCAATGCGCGCCTGGCGGAACTGATCGAACACCTGGGCAAAGGCGGCCCGGAAGTGTCGGCCCAGGCAAGACTGATCGTTTACACTCTCGGCGGACTCGGCGGGGCGCTCGTGATCTTCGGGAAAGTCCTCATGGGACTGGCCCTCCTGAAATACCTGGGAGGAGTGACCGGGGCGCTGGGTCTCCTGGCTGGGACGGCCGGGACCGTGGCCGCGCCTGTTCTTGCCATAGTGGGAGCGCTTGTGGCCCTGGGGGCTGCGGCGGTCGCCATTTATTCGAATTGGGACAAGGTGCAGGCGAAGTGGCGCCGCGATCAGGCAGCCTTCGGCAATTGGTGGGACCAGACGAAGCGCGATCTGGGGCAGACATGGCATACCGGTCCGCACCGGTCCGGAGGTCCGCCTGATGCGACAATCAGGGGCGCCCATCCGGACGAGCACAGCAGCCTGGCCACCGGCAAAAGCTACGCGAGCAACTATACGCGCGGCGGCGGCAGCCAGAGCGTGCAGGTGCATAGTACGATAAACATCGATGGGCGAAAGGTGGCCGAGGCGGTAACCGACCACCAGGTGAAGGAATCGACCAGGGCGCTCGGCGGCGGCTATCCGGATTATACGTACGGCGCGCCGACCGTTGGCCTGGGTTGAGAAGAGATCCACCACGAAGGATACGAAGAGCACGAAGGGAGCAGGGGTGGACATAACAAGACGGCAATTTTTAAAAGCTTTGGCTGCCGCAACGGTGGCAGCTCAAATTCCCGTCTCCGCTTTTTCTGCGACACGCATGCCATATGTAAATGTCGGAGAGGCCGTCGATTACATCGGCCACCATCCTTATCCAGGACCATTAGGCTCACCAATTGTACTGGAAGTCGGATCTTGGGATGGCCTTGGATATCCAATTGTCTTGGATATCTGCGGGCGATATCCATCAGCGGTCGCAAAGGGTTATGACTTCGATTTTGCAGTTCTGAGAAATGAATACCCACCCGACATCTGGGGGCATCCAGAGAACAGGGCGAAATATCCCAATGTGCAAACCTATATTCGGACGCGTCGATTTGGCGAAACAGTAGAAGAGGCTATTCGTCACTTGAATTATACAAGTACTGAAAAATGGCTGAAGTATGGGTGGAGTTTTTAATGGGATGCTATTTCCCTTCGCGTCTTCGCGTCTTCGCGTGAAAGGTTCTTTTGATGCCTGATACGACTTTGCAGCTTGGAGATTTTATCTTTCGGGACATGGAAATCCCGGAAGAAATCATCTTCGGAGGCCAGCAAAGGCTCGCAGTACATGAGCTAATCGGCGGCGGGCGCCAGGTGGATGCTCTCGGCCGGCGCGAAAAGGACCTCGATTGGAACGGCCTCATCCAGGGGCCGGACGCGATGGACCGGGCGCTTCATCTCGATTATCTGCGCGTGCAGGGAAATGCCCTTTCTCTTACCTGGGGAAGGCTTGCCTATTCGGTGACAATCGAAGAATTTCATCCCGCATATCAGCGATTTTACCAGATCCCTTACCGGATCCGGTGCATTGTTGTCGATAACCTCTCGGCCCCCGTGCCCCAGGTTCAAAATACGGGGCTTGACGATCAGATTTCTGCGGACATGACGACGGCCACGGCCCAGGTGGCCGTTGTGAACGATTCGGTCCTGACCGGGCTTTGGGGCACGTTTCAGACGGCAGTCGCCGGCGTGGCCAGCTTTGTGAACCTTGCCGCGAGCGCCGCGGCGGTTGTCACTCAGTCGCTTGCCGCCGTGCAGGCGCGTGTGATTGCCCTCCAGGTTACAGCCGAAGCAGCGATCGGGGCGAATACCGGGATCGCAGCGGCGGGGACGCTTCCTCTTGTGACCTCGGCGGCCATTGCGGCGGCGATAACGGCCATGAATCAAATGCAGGCGCTCGTATCGCTTGCGGGGATGCTCGGCAGAATACAGGCGAACGTCGGGGCCGTATCGCAGACGAGCGCGCTGGTGCTTATGGCTGGAGGTGATCTTTTCTCCCTGGCGGCAGCCACATACGGGCAGGCACAGGCCTGGAGCACGATCGCGGCGGCAAACGCCCTGGTCGATCCGGTCATCCAGGGGATCGCGAATTTGACTGTGCCAAGCGTGTCCGATACGAACGATGGAGTGCTGGAAAGCTAAAGCATTCACCACGAAGAGGGAGCGAAGCGCGGTGAAGGCGCACGAAGGAAAGCAAAAGTGGGAACACATAAAAAAAATAATTCCTTTTGGTTCTATCGCCTCGCGACGGGAACTCTTCGTGCTCTTCGTGTTCTTCGTGGTGAAAAGGATCTTGAATGTCAGCGATAAATCCGGTCCCATTGAAAAACGCCCTCCGGCTGCCTCGGGCCATTGTCCAGGTGAACGGGGCGGCGCTGCCCGGCTGGGTCGAGTGGGACGTGAATAATAATACCCACCGGCAAGCAGACACCTTCCGGGTGACTTACGCCTGCGGGAAGCTCCCCGCGAGCCAAAACGCCGGCTGGCTGACGGCTCAGGGCAAAATCCAGGTGCAGATATTCGCCGGATTTCCTCAAAATCCGAACAGCTTCTCCGCCGCCGAGCTGACGAGTTTGATACTCGGCAACTGCGACCGGCAATCATACGATCCGGAGCAAAATATAATCGAGCTTTCCGGCCGGGACCTCACGTCGGAAATGATCGACACGAAGACCAGCGAGAATTTTTTAAACCAGACGGCGTCGCAGATCGCGACAACGATTGCCGGCCGCCACGGCCTTACTCCGGACGTCGATAGTACGGGCGGTTTGGACGGGACGTTTTACGAAATAGATTACGCCCGGCTGAACAACGCATCGAGCGAATGGGACCTCCTATCCGAGCTCGCGGATGATTACGGCTATAACGTCTGGGTGGATGGGAACACCCTGCGCTTCAAGTCGCAGGACAGTTCAGACACGGGCATCTATCTGATCCAGTGGCTCCCCAGGAGCGCCCGGCAGGGTTTCCCGCAGGCAAACGCCATGCGGCTTCGCTTCACACGCAATAATATGCTTTCGCAAAAAAATACCCAGGTAACCATCCGCTCCTGGAACTCGAAAATGAAGGCAAAAATGACCGGCCAGGCTACGGCGACGAGGCCGAACGCAGTCGGAACGCTCAATTACTTGTACAATGAACCGGGTCTCTCACAGGCCCAGGCGAACACGCGGGCGAAAGAACGGCTGAAGGGCATCATCCAAAACGAGATGACACTCAGCGCGACCCTGCCGGGAGATAATCTTTTAAATACGCGGGTGCTTGTCCAGGTGAGCGGAACGGGCACTGCTTACGATCAAACATACTGGCCGGTGACTGTCTCGAGGCGCATGGGCCCCGAAGGATATACGATGGACCTGGAAGCCAAGAACCACGCTCCGGAAATGGAAACGGATTCATGATTGAAGGATTGAGGAATTGAGGAATTGAAAAGCAATTAAGGAATTGAGGTGCCTAATTCCTGAATTCTTAAATTCCTAAATTGGAGTTTTTATTGAAAAATGCCGGCGATCTAAACGATGCCATGCGCAGGCAGGCGCTGCTGGCGGCCGGGACCCTGGCTGGAGAAAAAGACGGCACGATCACGTCTTATGACCCCAATGCCTATGCGGTCAAGGTAATGATCCAGCCGGACGGCTACGAAACAGGCTGGATCCCGCTGCCGTCCGTTTTTGTTGGAAACGGATACGGCGCCTATTTCGGCCCGGAGATCGGGCAGGCGGTTTCGGTCACTTTCGCGGACGGGGACAAGGACAACGGCAGAATAAGCAAATTCTTTTTCAATAATGTCGAAGTGCCGATAAAGAGTCCCAACGCCGTCCAAAGCGGTGAAATCCTCCTTCAGGACAAAGCCGGCAATATGATCCGGTGGAGTCCCGTACAGAATAAATTGATTATCACCGCCAACAAGGAAGCCGACCTGAACGTCGGGACGAACCTGGACGTAGCGATCCAGGGCAACGCAACGATTACGGTTACCGGCAATATCAATCTCACGGCAGCCGGGGGTGATATCACGGTCGCCGGGATAAGTCTTGTGAATCATGTGCATACTGGCGGCACGCTGGGCGGTGGGGATACCGGGCCGCCCGTAGCATAAGAGTTTTGAGTGGACCCTCACTGCGTTCAGGTCCGGGCTTGGCGTTGCTAACGTGGTTCAACGATTCAAGTCCGGGCACGATCTTTTGTGAGTGCCCAGTTTTGAGTTTCTAATAATTACTCAAAACTAACAACTAATAACTAAAAACTGCGAGCATCGCGAGCTATGGCCCAACAACTTCTAAGCGATCTCTACCAGATCTGGTCGACGGACCTGGAGGCATCAAATAGCGGGGATCTTCAGGCCGTGACGGGCACGGAACGCGGCAAGCAGCGGATATTGAGACGCCTCATGACCAACCCGGGCGATTATATTTTCGACCCAAGCTATGGACTCGGGCTGCCGCAATACGTGGGCCAGCCGCAGAGCAAGGATATGCTCGATAAGATCAATGGGATTGCATCGAGCCAGATACTCCAAGAGGCTGTAGTTGCGCCTTCGCCGCCTCCGGTTGTGAGCATAACGCAGCTTCCGGATTTTTCGTTGTGGGTCTGGATCCAATATGTGGACGCGCCAACGGGCACGCCGATTGTGTTGAGCTTTAACGTGGAAAACGATTGAGGAATTATAAAATTGAGGCATTGGGGAATTGAAGAATTGAGGGATTAAAAACCAATTCCTAAATTCCTAAATTCTTAAATTCCTAAATTTTTGAATGGAGAATTGATTTTGCCTCTTAATACCCAAACCTTCACTCAAATAATCCGGAACGCGGCGGCCGCGGTCCAGGGCGCGGCTAAGGCGCTCGTTGACTTTACGGTCGGGTCGATTATCCGGGCGATAATGGAAGCGAACGCGGCCGTCGTAATGTGGCTGCAGGCCCTCGTCCTCCAGGTTGCGGCCCTCACCAGGGCGGCGACGTCGAACAAGAGCGATCTCGATTCCTGGCTTGCCGATTATGGATTTACGCGGCTCCCGGCAGCCTACGCCACAGGGCAGGCGACTTTTTCCAGGTTTACCCCTACTCAGCAGGCGGTCGTGCCCGTCGGCGCCCAGGTCCAAACAAGCGATGGCACTCAGCAGTATGCCGTCACTCTCGATACGACCAATCCCGCCTACAGCGCGGGCCTGAACGGTTATGTAATCGTGGGCGGAAATTCAAGCGTAACCGTTACAGTGAAGGCCGTCAACGCAGGCAGCCAGGGCAACGCCACTGCCGGGGCCATAAATACGCTTAGCCAGGCGATCACCTACGTCGATGCGGTGACAAATGCGAGCCCCTTCACCACGGGCGCCAACGCGGAGACCGACGCGGCGGCGCGGGCCAGGTTCGTGGCATGGCTCAGCTCTCTTTCGAAGGCAACTTTGGCCGCTATCCAGTATGCGATCCAAAGCCTCGGAAACGTTGTGAGCTATACCGTTACGGCCAACCAGGCGTACAACGGCGCCACGCAGATGGGCTATTTTTATGTCGTGGCCGATGACGGAAGCGGCAGCCCGCCATCCGACTTTTTAAATGCCGTTTATTCGGCGGTCAATGCCGTGCGGGCATTCACCGTGGCGATTGCCGTCTTCAGCCCAAGCATCGTGACCGCAACCGTGGGAATGACCCTGACGACGGCTGCCGGACAAAATCACACGGCGATTGTGAGCACGGTCGAACTCGCGCTTCAAAATTATATCAACGGCCTGGGGATCGGGAATGCGCTCTCTTATGCCCGGCTCTCCCAGGTGGCCTATGACGCGGCGCCGGCGGGAGCGATCACGACGATCACGAATATACTTTTGAACGGCGGCACGGCCGACGTAGCCGCTACGAATCAGCAGGTCGTCCGGGCGGGCAGCATAAATGTGCTTTAGGAAAAGAGCTTTTCACGCGAAGCCGCGAAGGCGCGAAGAAAGGCAAAAGTGGGGAAAGTGGGAAAATATCTTCTGCCGGCAGCGCGGATCTCGCCCGAGTCGAGCAAGTTTTTGCCCTTAAAGTGGGAATTTTATATTTCCCTTCGCGTCTTCGCGCCTTCGCGTGGAGAAGGTTCTTGAATGGCAATAGGCGACCAAAACGACATCAAAACCAGGCTCATAAGCTACCTGCCGCGCTCGTGGTTCGACGGCGATTCGAACCCGGTCCGCGACGCCGTGCTGTCGGGCCTGGCTGCCGGGCATTCGTTCATATATTCGCTGCTGGCCTATGTGCGCCTCCAGACCCGCATAAAGACGGCAACCGAAGGCTTCCTGGACCTGATCAGTCAGGATTTCTTCGGCGGGGCGCTCCCGAGGCAGATCAATGAGAGCGATGCGCGGTTTCTGTCGCGCATAATCGTCAATATTTTCCGCGAACGGGCCACTCGGAACGGCGTGATCGATGTCCTCGAACAACTGACCGGCCTGGCGCCAAAGATTATCGAACTCCTGAATCCGGGCGATTGCGGCGCGTACGGGGCGCCGAACAGCGGCTACGGATCGGCCGGCGCTTACGGCTCGATGCTTTTGCAGTATCAGGCTTTCGTGCAGGCGTTCAGGCCGTCCCCATCCGGTATCAAAAATGTGGCGGGATATGGATTTAGCGGGCCGTCCGATTCGGGGATTAGCGCCCTGCTTTTTAATGGCATGCCGGTTGCGCCGGCGCCGAGCGCCGGGTCCAAAACCAACGCGGATCAATCTCTTTCGCCGGCGTCGCTGCTCTTTGACGGTGCGCCGGTGCAGGACACCTACTGGACCATCGGGGCTTATCCGCCCGCTCCGGGAGGCTATGGCGCCGGGCAGATCGAATACTGCACGCTGGATATGATCCAGGGCGCGGTTACGGACGCGGATATTTATGCGGCCATCGCGAGCGTGCTTCCTGAAGGGACAATTGCGTGGGTGAATATCAGCAACCCACCATAAACGGATTGAGGAATTGAAGAATTGAGGAATTGAGGAATTGGCTAAAACTAATTGAAGAATTGAAAAGCAATTGAGCTCTTAATTCCTAAATTCCCAAATTCCTGAATTCCTAAATTGGAGTCTTTATGGACAGACAAATCGTATATTCAGGGCAAATTCCTCTTTCGACCGATCTTTTAAGCGCCGAAAAAAACGCATACCTGGCCCTGCTGAAACTGGCGGCCGGGGTCCTGGGGACGAATACACTCATCAACGGCCTTTCATGCGTCCCGACGAATCCGGCGAGCGATTCCGTGATTGTCAATCCCGGCGAGGTTTATTCGCTCCAGACGCTGGACGCCAATGCCTATTCGGACCTCGGGACCGATTCCCGGTCAGTCCTGAAGCAGGGGATCATCACGAGCCAAACGACGCTGAACCTGGCGCAGCCGGCGACTATCGGCTACAGTGTGAATTACCTGATCGAGGTTGCGTTTTCTGAAACCGATGCCGGATCGACTATTTTGCCCTATTACAACAGCGGCAATCCTGCGCAGCCATACAGCGGGCCGGGCGGAACAGGGGCATTCCAAAATACGGTCAGGCAGGATACTATCATCATCCAGGCCAAAGCCGGGATTGCGGCGCCTACCAATAGCCAGGCGACGCCCACGGTCGACGTGGGCTTCATCGGGTTATTTGTGGTCCAGGTGGATTATGGGCAGACTGCTATTGGCAGCAATCATATCACCCATGTATCCGGGGCCCCCTTCATCAGCGAAACCCTTACCCAGAAGATCAGCGAGGCGACAGCAGACCTCCGCTATGCGCAGCCGATCAACGTGCAAAACGGCTCATACGTCTATGGCGCGGATACCGGATCGGCCAATGCTTATGCGGTAACCTATACGCCGGCCATCAGCGCGCCCAGTGACGGGATGGTGCTCATTTTCACACCGGCCCATTCCAGTACCGGCCCTTCAACTCTTAACGGGGCGCCGATCTATGGGCTGGCCGGAGCGTCTCTCCAGGGCGGGGAAATCTTTGCCGGAGGCCGGGCTCAGGTTAAATGGAATTCATCGCTTGGAGTTTGGATTTTACTGAATTGCGAAGGCGGCCCGCTCCAGGTTGCAGATGCTACCGCGAGCAAGCATGCCCTGAACCGTGAATCCGCAGACGCCCGGTATCTCCAGTCAGTCAATTTATTCAGCAATGTATACAATGTCAGGTCCGGGCGGCAATTCGGCACTGTGTATACGAACAATACGGGCAAGCCGATGTTTGTTTCAGTAAATGCCTTATCAAATCCGTCACAGGGCGGGACACTGAATCTGTATGTAAATGGACTCACTATAGCTTCGAGCGCCGGAGGCTTTGACGTAAATATAACCGTTTGTGGAATTGTTCCTGTGGGAGGCACTTATGAGGCCGGCACGGACTATGCGACGCTTACGAATTGGACGGAGACATATTAAAACCATTATAGGCATTTTCTCTGTGATCTCTGTGCCTCTGTGGTGAAAGGCTGAAACATGGATCGTAAAATCATATATCCAGGACAGGTCCCGCTCGAAACCGACCTGCTCAACGTTAATAAGATGGCCTACCTGGCGCTGGCGAAGCTCGTAGGCGCCGTGCTCGGGCCGGGGCCGCTTGTAAACGGTCTTGCCTGCACGCCCACAAGCCCCGCGAGCATGTCGGTCCTGATCGGCGCGGGCGAAATCTACGCGCAGGAAGTAACGGACCAGAATGCCTATTCCAGCCTGGGGACCGATTCCACGAGTATCGTCAAGCAGGGCATTCTCGCCAGTCCGGTACAGCTCACCTTTATTGCTCCGGTCACCAACGGATATTCGATTAATTATCTGATCGAGGTCGCATTTGAGGAGCAGGACATCAACCCGATTGTCCTGAGCTATTATAATGCCGCCAATCCTCAGCAGGCGTACAGCGGCCCGGGCGGGTCCGGGACGGCGCAAAACACCATGAGGCAGGATACGGTCGCGATCCAGGTCAAGGACGGGACTCCGGCGCCGACCGGATCTCAAACGACCCCCGCTGCGGACTCCGGATATATCGCCCTCTATGTCGTAACCGTTGCGTACGGGCAGTCGACGATCACTGCCGCCAGTATCTCAGCGGTCTCCGGGGCGCCTTTCATCGGCGGAACTCTTACGCAAAAAGCCAGCGGCACGATGCCGATTCGAGGCTTTGTCAATCTTTTGGTCAACGGGACCCTCGATATTTGGCCGACGGGAACCGGCCCAATGACGGTCACACAATCCGGCGCTTATACCGCCGAAGGCTGGATCGTTACCCCAACCGGGGCAAGCTGTACGGTTCAACAGGCGCAGGGGAGGACCAATGGCCTGACGTTGAACAGTTTGCAATTGACAGGCGCCTCCGGCGTCACAGATATTCAGTGCGCGCAACTAATCGAAAGCTATGCGGCCCAACAAATGGCCGGCCAGACTGTTACCGTTCAGGCGCAGATTTTCAACGGCACCGGAGGCCCCATCACCCCCACCCTCACAACATGGATGGCCAGATTGCAAGATAACTGGGGGTATAGTCCCTTCACCGATCTTAATACAACGAGTTTGCAATCCTGCCCAAATAACGCGTGGACGCAAATAGCCTATACATTTACGGCTTCAAGTTATGCCGGGACCGGCTATGGGCTTGTTTTCGACTTTGGAAATAATTTTAGCAACTCAGGCCGGTACGTTCGGATTGGCGAGGTTGAAATTCGAGTGACACCAGGTGTCACGACCGGCCTTAACAGCAGCCCGCCCGTGCCCGAGATGCGGCCGATTGACGTCGAATTGGCGCGCTGCCAGCGGTATTTTCAGAGCAGCTATGATTTCGGCGTTGCTCCGGGCACGATTACTTCAGCAGGCGCCCCTTCGCACGTTGTGGAAAATACTTTTTTCTATGCAGCCATTCCGATCACTATTCCAGTAAAAATGAGGATCGGTCCTACGATTACTCTTTACAGCCCCGGAACAGGGGCGAGCGGCAAGATATATAATAATAATACAGCCACCGATATAGCTTCAGGTATTTATTTTACCGGTGAGTCGGGTTTCTTGCCCTTCGTAAATAATGTGTCCGTCTCAACCGGGCAATCTGTCAGTGTGCATTATACTGCTTCGGCGCGGCTTTAAGGAGTAATCAATGGGCGCATATCAATTAACTGGTGGCAGCTTGATCGTCCGCGAAAGTGATGGAGCATTTATCCCGGCCGATCCGCGCAATGCCGATTATCGCACTTATTTGCAATGGGTGGCCGCAGGTAATGTCCCCGATCCTCCTCCGGCTCCAGCTCCGGCGCAAGTTGGGCAGGCGGCCTATAATGCCGCTATCGCGGCTGGCTGCCAGATCGTGTCGACAGGGACGCCGGCGCTCAATGGGACGTATGCGCTCGATGACGCGAGTCTCCTGAAGCTGGTCGGCGAACAGAATTATATCCAGCTTAAATCGACATTTACAAACGGTCAGGCTACGCGGGCCTGGCTGGATGCCGCAGGGGCGCCGCACATATTCCCGTCGACGTCAGCTTTTACCAGTTTCGCCGAGGCCCTGGGCGCATATATCGATGCATTGCAAACCGCCCTGGCGGCGGCATTGGCGGGCGGGGCATGGATAGCGCCGGCTCAGCCGGTGGCGATTCCATAGCCCAGATTATTGTATTTGGCCCCGCTTCGGTGGGGCCTGCTCGAATAAAGGAGCAGGCGGGGAGGCTGCAACCTCCCCACCGACCCGCAGATTGCGCTGCGGATCACAGCCGAAACTGCTGCCCCTACCCACGTGGGCAACGAGGAGGGTAGCAGACCAGGCATTTACTTGTAAAGGTGATCCGGATGAAAAGCCCATTGTGTTGGATGGGAGGAAAGAGTCGGTTAGCTCAAAAAATCATAGCTTTAATCCCGAAACACCGGGCATATGCAGAAGTTTTCGCTGGAGGAGCTTGGGTTTTCTTCGCTAAATCCGAATCTGAATTTGAGTCTATCAATGATCTTAATTCTGACCTGGTGGTTTTCTATAGAGTGCTTCAGAATCATCTGGAGGAATTTTGCCGGCAGTTTAAATATCTGCTCTCATCGAGGGAATGGTTCAATGATTGGAATCGACAACTGGCAGCCGGGGGCTTGACTGATATCCAACAGAGCGCCCGGTTTTATTATCTCCAGCGCCATTCATTTGCCGCCGATATGATCGGCCGTTCTTTCGGGCGCAGCACGCACAAGGCGCCGCGAATCAACCTCCTCCGCATGGAGGAAGAACTGTCAGCGATCCATCTGCGCATGTCACAGGTCACAATCGAGAACCTGCCCTGGCAGGAATATGTTAAACGCTATGATTCGCCGACCACCTTCTTTTACGTCGATCCGCCTTATTATGGCTTCGAATCTATATATGGTAAAGGGATGTTCTCTCGTGACGATTTCGGCCTCATGGCCGAACAATTGGGAGCTATCAAGGGTAAATTTTTGATGAGCATTAATGATGTCGCAGCGATCCGGGAACTGTTCGGGTCCTTCCGTATCCGCGAAGTCCAGACGACCTATTGCAGCCGCAAAGTGGCCAATACGGCAGTCCAGGAGTTGCTGATTGGTAATTACTAA